GTTCGCCGGTTTGATGTCGCGGTGGACGACGCCCTCGGCGTGCACGGCGGCGAGGCCGGCCAGCAGCTGGTCGACCAGGACGCAGACGAACGGCGGCGGGAGGGGGCCGTAGTCGCCTATCAGGTGGACCAGGGAGCCGCCCGCGACCAGGTCCATCGTGAAGAGGACCTTGTCGTCGTCGGCGGCCCAGCTCGCCGGGGCGAGGACGTGCGGGTGGTCGATGCGCAGGGCCTGTTCGCGGACGAACCTCAGCAGGGAGTGGGCGTCGCTCTGCTGGAGGACCTTGGCGGCGACGTACCGTCTGCGGCGGTGGTCCCAGGCGCGCCAGACCGCGCCGACTCCGCCGCGGCCGATCGGGTCGACGAGTTCGTAGCGTCCGGCGAAGACCTCACCCATGCCGTGTACCCATGCTGTGTGGCGCTCCTCCCCCTGCGGTCGCCCCTGGGCGGGGCGGTGTCTCGCTGTGCCGTTGTGCCGTTGTGCGGTCACTCCTTTTTACTTCGCGCCCGCGCCTCGCTCAGGGTTTCGCCCGGGGATTTCTCCGGGTTGTGTCCTGCGGTGGTGCGGGTCCCCCGTGATTTGCTGCTGTTCGCCCTCGAAGAGGGTGGTTTCCCCCGTGGAGCCGACCGGGCCCGTCCGCCGAACCCCCTTCGGCGTCCGGGCCTTCGGTCAGTTCTGGTGGGACTGGTAGTGCGTCACCGCGTCCGACGTGCGGCCCGCGCCGTAGACCCGGAGGAACTCGGCGAGTTCCGGGTGGGTCGGGGCGAGGGTGTCCGCCGCGTCGATGATGTCGCCGGCGGCGGCGACCGAGCGCAGCAGGGACTGGATCTCCCGGACCACGCGCTTGACGGTGGGAGCACCTGAACTGCTCGTCGTCTGCGTGGTGTTGCTGAGCACGGAGCCTCCCTGCGAACGCTTGATCTCGTCCATCCGCTGGGTCGCCTCGGCGGCGCTGACGCTGCCGTCCGCGACCTGGGCGGCGAGGTCTTGCAGCAGTTGTACGCGCTGCACGACCGCCGGGTTGCCGATCTTCGCGCGCTGTCCGCTCATGAGTTGGGACAGCATCGGGGCGGAGAGCCCCAACACGCCTGCGAGACGAGCCTGGTTGAGACCAAGATCGTCGATGAGCTTGCGGAAGAGCGCCCCCAGCGGCTCTCCGTACCAGTTCCGCTGAAGCTCCCGCGCTCTCGCGGTCGCTTCCTGTTGTGCGGCGTCCATTCGCGTCTCCCCATCGCTTCCCCAGAAAACCGCGGTTCGCTGTAGCGAACCACGTCCGAGCATCTTACGGAGAGTGGTCGGTCGCGGGGACCCCCAATCTTTTTGCGGGATCAGGGGGGTGACCCGGTAGTCTGGTCTCCGACGTCCCTCGGAGCGGTGTTCCTTGTGGGTGTTCTGGGGCCTTAGCTCAGTTGGTAGAGCGCCGTCTTTGCATGGCGGATGTCAGGAGTTCGACTCTCCTAGGCTCCACCGCAGGTCAGATACCCTCCGCAGGAAACTGCGGAGGGTATTTTCATGATCGGAGTCCGCATAGAGTCCACATCCCCTGAGGATTCGCTCCGATCGAGGGACTGGACTCTGTGCAACGGGCACGTAGAGTGGATTACACCGAGAGGGGCAGGCCGTCTCCCCGCGCGCGCCTGAGACGCGCCTCTCGCGTACCTGCTCTGCGTCGTCGGGGAGGATGACCGGAGCGGGCAGAGGCCCCCACCGCTGAAGTCGGTGGGGGCCTTCTGATGTTCAAAGTAAACCGCCCCGGAGTCCAGTGGACCCCGGGGCGGGACGCCTTGACTGAGTCTTAGCGTCTAACGGCCGAAAGGCGGAGACGCGCACGCCCGCCAGCCGCTCTTGTGCCGCACACCAGCCCAGGCGGAGCAGGGCGGTGAGCGGTGTCTACGGTGTCCCCCACTAGCAAGATCATTAAATTTGCCTGGCTGGGCAAAGACACCAGACCATGATCCATACAGCTTGGTCGAGTGCCTCTCGACCCCATGCCCGACTGGGTACTCACCCGCCGCTGGCAGATCGGGGAACGCATCCGCCAAGAGCGCCTCCGTGCGGACCTGACCCAGGTCCGGCTGGGTGAGCTGATCGGCCGTGACCACCGGACCGTGCACCGTTGGGAGACTGCCCAGCGCATTCCGAACCTGGTGGATCTACTGCTCCTCGCTCACGCCTTCGGCATCGAGGTGTCCGACCTTGTGGGATGACCCGCCGCCGGCGTACGGGGGTACGCGCGGCGGCGGGCCTGGCCGCCTCTCCGTGGGGGACGTACGGGCGGCCGTCGTACCCGCTCTCTACCGTCCGGCGCCGCCGCCGTCACGGGAGAGCGCGGGGGATCGCGGGGTGCCGTTGTGGCCGGTGTCGTGGGTGCGGATGCGGACCCGGCAGTCGATGGCGGCGGAGTGGTCGCCCCGGGCGGCGGCCTCCTGAGCCATGCGGGCGAAGGCGGCGCACTCGGTGCAGGTGTCGACGGTGGGCGGAGGAGGGGTGGTCGTCACGGGATGTCTCCTTCGAGTTCGTTGATCGCGCAGCCGAAGCCGGGCGGGCACTGGAACACCTCGACGCTGAGGTCTATGCGGGCTATGCGGCCCTCGGCTCGGCCGGCGGACACCGCGAGGGTGTGGGGCAGGAAGCGTGCACCGCACCAGACGCACGCCCAGCCCGAGTAGCGGTCGCGCGGGAGACTGGCGGCATCCGGGAGCTTGTGCTTCACGGCCGGTCCGCTTGTGGGGTGAGGCCGTACATGGTGCGGCAGCCGCCGCACGCGTACAGGACGTAGGCCGCGCGTCCCTCTTCGACGAGGCTGATCACCCGTAATCCGTACGCGTACGCCCGGTGCCAGGTGCACCAGCCGTAGACGCCCGCCCCCTCGGCGGCCCGCCCGTTCACGAATGGCCTTCTCGGTTGTCCCTGATCAGGCACCACAGGGCGGTTGCCGTCTCGCAGCGGGTGCTGTCGTCAACGCACTGCTCGCACATGCCCGCGTGCGCCCGCAGTGTCTGCGCGGCAGCCTCATGGGTGCACGGGTGGCAGGCGCGGGGGAACGTCGAGTAGTGACCGCGCCGACGCTCCCCGAGGTCTACCGCCGTCGCGGTCGTGATCTGTATCCCGCACCAGACACACGCGACGCCCCGGGCCTCCGGCTGCGGCAGGTTGTCGAGTTCCGGCAGCGCCAGCAGGGCGAGCGCGTCGATGGGTGGGGCAGTCTCGGGTGGCATGTCACGCCTCCACGGTCACGGTGATCCGTCTCACACCGCGACCGTAGGGGCGTGCAGGTCATGCGAGTGGTAGGAGTCCTACCACCTTGTCCGGGGGTAGGATTCCTACCACCTAAACGATCACACGGGTACCCCGAGCGACATCGCCAGCTCCCGCGCATCCCTCTGCACCATGCGTGGCCCCGCCTTCGCCAACCCCGGCAGCGCCCGACGCGCATACAAGCTGTACTGCAACGTCTCCCGGGATTCCTCGAACGCCTTCTTCAGGTAGCCCACCGACGCGGCCCCCTCGCCGAGCAGGTCGTGAGCGCGAGCCGTCTCCGCGAGGTGGTACGAGCGGCGGGTCGCCGAAGGGATCAGGTCCAGATCGAGGCCGTTGGCAACCTCCAGCGCCTTGACCGGCTGGACGAGGTCGTTGTGCATGGTGATCTTGTACGCGTCCACGATGCCCCTGCCGAAGATCAGCCACGGGTGCGCGTAGTCGTCACCCAACTGCGTCGCAGCCTTGTCGGCCTTGTCCCAGTACCGCTGGGCGTCCCCATCCTGCCCCGTCTTCGCATACGACAAGGCGACCGCCAGATAGAGGAGACCCCGGCGGGCGATGTGGTCGGGGTCGTCGTCGAGCGGCAGGAGCGCGGCAGCCTGCTCGGCGAGATCGACGCGAGCCTCGGCGGCCTCCCCCGCGTCACGGTGGACATGGTTCACGTACCAGGCCGCAGCGGCCATCGCGCGCGGGCTGTCCGCGTCCTGCGCGGCACTCATCGCCCGATCCCCGGTGAGCACGACAAGATCCGGAGCAGGCTGGAAGCTGAGGTAGAGCTGGGCGAGGTGGTACGTCTCGGCGAGCGCCACCAGCGCCCGCCGCCGACCGGTGCCCTCCAGGAGTCGGGCCGACCGTTGCGCGTCTGCGAGGAGCCCGGGGACGAGGGCAACGATGCCCGTGCGGTGGTCGCCCTCGGCATGCCAGAGCTTCCACGCCTGCCTCAGCCTGGCGTCGAGGTGTTCAGCAGGCGCGGGTGGACCGTCCGGGGTGGCGAGGTGGTAGCTGGTCAGGGCCCGCTTCAGGAGCGGGAGCTTCTCGTGCTCGGCTTTGGAGTAGGTGGCGGCGGCGATGCGGTCGTCTCCGAGAAGTTCGGTGATGTCGTCTACGCCCAAGGTGTGGGCCAGGCGCAGCAGCTTAGGCAGCCCCGGCATGCCAATGCGGTCTTTCTCGACGGCCCTGACCCATTCGACGGATTGCCCCATCACGTCGGCGACGTAGGGGCGCGTCTTCCCGGAGCGCTCGCGGGCCCGCTGGAGCCTCTGCCCGAAGGTAAGCGTAGGAGTGGTCGGGTCCGGGGTAGCATCAGACGGCATGGCCTTGCCTCTCTCTGAACAGCTCGACACTGCCAGGGTAGAGGCGAGGCCCTTTGCGTGTGAGGGCTCGGTGCAGACGGCCCTCGATCGGGCGGCAGGAACGACGAAACCGCCCCCTCCCGAAGGAGGGGGCGGTAGTCACGCGCCGTCGGGTATCCGGGTCTCGACTCTGGTGATCCGCTGCTCGTGGTCGTCCAGGCGGCGGCCGTGCTCGTCGAGCTGGTCGTCGTGGGTGCCGAGGCGGGGCATCACGCCGGGGCGGGCCGGGACGCCCGGCCGCGCTGGGACTCCGAGCCAGTCGTCGCGCATCTCGTCCACCAGATCCGCGATCCGCAGGACCGCGCGCAGCAGGCGCCACAGCAGTCCCGCGAAAGCGGCCAGTGCGACGACTCCCACGGCCCACGCAACCATCATGTCGACGGTCGCCACGCCGGTCGTAGCCTCCGCCGTCATCTACCGCCCTCGCCCTCGTCGGTACGCAGCCACCCCGGGAGGAGCGCCTGAACACCGGGCAGCGCCATGACCCGGGTCACGCCGGCCGAGACGGCGAGCGCGCCCGCCACCCACGGCAGGGCGGCCGGGATACCCGAGGCGGAGACGACCGCGGGGAGGACGGCTGCGATACCGAGCGCGGTCTGGAGGACGGTGCGCGCGGTGCGCTTCGCTGCGTCGGACATGGGTCAGGCTCCCTTCGCGGCGAGGGCCGCGGTCAGCTTCTCGACGGCCGTGGTGAGGCTGTCGACCTTGGCGACGAGGACATCGAAGTGGGAGTCGCCGTACTCCAGGAACGTCCCGGCGGGGGTCGGCACGGGCTTGCCCGCGGCGTCCTTGCGGAAGCGGTTCGGAATCGGCTGCGCCCAGACGGCGGTGGCGATTTCCTTGGCAGTGGGCATGTCGGTGTCCTCCTCGGACGTGGGGTTGGTGCCCTTCGCGAGGGCTATGAGGCGGGGGAAGTTGATCGATCCCGGGTCGCCGTGGGTGTTCTCCGGTACGTGCATGTGCCCACACACGCCGCGGAACCCGTTCCACTGCTCGCCCGTCATGCGGGCCCGAGTCGCGCCGTACGACCCCGGGTAGGCGGGCCACGACGACGGGCCGCTCAACGGGACGCCGTGCTGCCGGTTCATCCACCGAAGGAATGCCGCGAGTTCGGCGAGCGCCCAGTCGGGAGCCTCGGGCCAGAAGATGAAGTCGGCGTTCTGCCGCTTCCCCGCCTTCACCCACTCGGCCCGGGTCGCCGGGTCGCAGGTGCCGACCAGCTCGATCTGAGCGACGTTGTTCGTGTTCGTCTCGACGCCGCCCTTGAGGTTGACGAGGGCGCGCGCGGAGACGTCTATGTCGAAGTGCTGGTACCAGCGCAGCTTCTTCGCCGCGGTGTCGGGCACAGCGGTGAGGGTCGGAGCACTTGCACCGCCGCCGTAGTCCGGCAGCGTCCGCCCCTCCGTCGTGTGCAGCACGACGACGTTGACCTCCATCGGGCTCCCGCCGTACTTCCCCTGATAGCGGTACTGCTGGCTGGCTCCCGGGTAGAGCTGGGGTCCGGTCTTGGACATGGTGTTCCTCTCGTCAGATGAGCCGTGCGTATGTGGGGGCGCCGCCGATGCAGCCGCCCGTGCCGAACTTCCCGCCGGTCGTGGCGCCGCTGGTCCGCCGGACGTTGATCTGGACCTTGAGCTGCCGCGCGGCGCGGTACGGGGTGAGATCGAGGGAGAGCGACGCGAACGAAAACGAGAACGTTGCAGGGACCGATCCCGAGGCAACAACCGTGGTGTCGTTGAACAACACCTGCCACGCGCCGCCCGTGTTCGTCGTCCCGACCTGGTCCCCGATGAACACCAGGCCCAAGGCCAACGTTGCGGTGCGCGGGCTGAGAATCCCCTCCCACAACGTGGTGAAGGCGGTGGCGTCCTCGTACGCCAACCCGTGCAGCGACGTCGGGTAGAACGGCATCTCGTCCCGCTCCCACCCCGCCCGCCGCAACGCGGCAATCTCCGACTCAAGGCGGGCGATCCGCTGGAGCAGGCCCGGAGTCTGCGCTGTCTGCGGCATCACGCCCCCACACAGGTCAGGCGAACCCGCTCGGGCCCGGCCGCCGCGGTGTTCTCGATGCGGACGATCCGCAGGACTGCCTCCCGGCCATGCGGAGACTGAGGCTCGGGGTCGATGACGAACAACGCCTCGTCGCCCACGCTGTAGCTGCCGAACTCCGGGTCGGTGTCCGCCGACACCTCGAAGACCGGCTGCACCTGCGCCTGCGACTGGGCAGTCAGCGCCGACGACGTCAGCCCTTGCACCTGCGCCTCGTCGATCACCCCGTCGTACGACGCCACCCCCTCCAGGAGCGGCCACCCCGAGGCGATCATGTCGTCCGCCGACGCCGTCCGTACGATCCGCGCCTCGCCCGTCCCAGCCCCGAGCCCGGACATCTCCGTGACCAGCGAGGTCCCGTCCTCGGGCCAGTCGTACGAAAGGATCGAGCCGTATCCTCCGCCCTTCGAGAAGACCAGGCCCGACTGTGCCGCCGTACGGCCGCGGCGGGGAAACCACGTTTTCACCCTGCGGTAGCGGACTGGCGGGTTGTTGTTCGCTGGGGATGTCCAGCCGACCTCGACGCCGAAGTCGAACCCGTCGTCGGCGCCGGAGAGTTCGACGATCGCCTTGTAGATCTCGGGCCGCTCGTAACCGAAGTACGTGGCGGACCGAGTGATGCCGTCGCCGGTCCCGGCCAGGGCGGACGTGTCGAGGCGGATGTCCCCGCCCGCCTGATCCCGCGCATACCGCAGCAACGACCACACGATGTGCTTCTGGTCGGGGTAGAGCCGCTGCGAGGCCGGATTGGTGCCGACGTACGTGGGGTCGATGAGCAGCGACGTGTCTGTGGACAACGTCCGCTTCACATAGCGGTGCTGGAAGTACGACAGAAGTTCCGCCGCCTGGATTTGCTTCCCGCCCCGGGCGGACGTACGGGTCCACACGATCCCGGCCCATACGATCACCCCGTCGCGGTCGACGTACAGCGTCGTGCGGGCCGGGGTGGACGCGGTCTCCGGGTCGAGCGGCAGCGTCTCCGTGGAGTACGGGATGGTCCCCGTGAGCGTGCCGACGCCGTTCAACTCGCAGCTGTACGAGACGTCGGACATGGGGAGTTCGGCGAGCAGCGTGTCCGTGCGCAGGTCGCAGAACAGGTACGTGTACGTGTGTGCCGCGCTGGCCTGTGACCCGGCCAGCAGTGCCGACGCGAAGTCCACGGGCGCGCTCATCAGGCGATCCTCTGCGCGCGCAGCCACGACCCGGCCCGGAGGATGGTGGCTTGCGCGGCGTTGGTCGTACCCTGCGCCCACCTCAGCCTCAGAAGACCGGACGTGCCAACGGTGGTGATCCGGCCCTTGAAGTGCGCGCTGACGTCAGTGCCGCCGCCGAACGTGCCGAGGAGCCGGACGGTCGACTCGTCGGTGACGACGACGTCCATACCCGTTGCGGCGTTCTGAGCAGGCCCGTTCCGCGACCACCTGAACGTGCTGCCCGCAGGGATGCTCCACACCGCGCGGAGATCACCGGGGCCCGCTGAGAAGGTCTGCCCCGTGTAGGCCAGGAGACCATCGATCAAGTAGGTGGCGTTCGCAGCGAGGGAGACAAAAAGGTGGTCGTCGTCCTGGAGGGTCGCGTTGCTAACGGACTCGTCCGCCGCCTTGTACGCGGTGATCCACGGCGAACCCGCTGAGGAGAGCAACTGGCCCGTGGTGCCGTCGCCCTTGCCGTAGACGAAGGTGTCCGTGTCGGTCCGGTAGCGCACCTGACCAGGAGCCGGGTGGTCCATGTCGACGGTCGACAGGATCGGCACAATGCCGCCCGCCGCGACGGAGTAGATGCGGACGTCGCCGATGTTGGCGTTGGTCACGCTCGTCTGCGACGGACCGATCGCGATATCCGCGAGAATCTGCGCGTTGCTCGGCAGCGCGGGCCGCACCGCCGCGCCCGCGCTCGCCGCGTACGCCCCTTGGATCACCTCCAGGCGCCACTCCGACGCCGAGCCCGAGTACTCGGCGTCGTACACCGAGGCCACCACGCAGTCCCGCCGGTACTGCCCGGCCCCGCCGGCGGGCTGCACGGTGAGGGTGACGTCGCCGTCGTTCGCGCAGATGTAGGTACCGACGCCCCCGGTGTCGTGCTGGTCGATGAAGCAGACGCCGCCGCTGACGATCACGGTCATGTTCGGGGTCGACGCTGCTCTGACCTTCAACTGGTAGTTCTGGTACGACGGCTTCACGCCTTGCCTGATCCGCAGCGGGGTCGCCTCGTCGAAGCTGAACCCGGAGTACGACATCAGGCCCGTCAGGGCCAGCCGGTCGTTTCGGGCCGGGTAGTTCCCGGCCTGCAACCAGGCCGGGGGGTTGATCGCGGCCACGGGCCGCCTCCTCTCTTACAGGCTGGTGTCGCGCCAGGTGACGGTGAGCAGGGACTCTTGCCCGGGGGAGCCCGGCAGCGACGACCCTCGGTAGGCGAGTTCGTTCGGGCCGGGGGTGAGCAGGGGCCACACCGAGCCGGCGCGCACCCACGCCCTACGCGGAGCCGTCCCCATGTAGAGGACCGCCCGCGACCGGGTGTCGATCAGCACGTACTCCCCGGCCTGGAGGTCGGCGTCGAGCTGGAGGATGCCGCCGTTCGTCACCTGCTCGACCGCCGGATCAGACACCGGCCCGTCAAGGCGCAGCACCGGATAAGCCGGGGACGCGCCGCCGTTGACCGCCGTCAGCCGCCCCGAGGTTCCCGCGCTGCCGTACGACCTCGGGTAGGCCATCGGGTACGTGCGGCCGGCAGACGGGCTGTACGCGGTCGTCGACTCCGACCGCTCTTCGAGGCCGTACAGGTAGGGGTCGGCGCAGTACCACTCGATCGCTGCGTCCCCGATCCGCCACAGCGCCTCGGCGTCGTACGGCAGGTTGCGCCTCCGGACCTTGCCGTAGACGAGCGTCCCCTGGTCAATGAACTGGAGCGTGGCGGGCTGCGCTTGCGGCTGTGTCGCGGCCCGCAGCGCGAGGGTCAGCGCGCGGAGGTCGTCCGGCGAGTCACCGCGGATACCCAGCTTGAGCTGGATCGTGCGCGGTCCGGTGTAGTCGGGGCCCGTGTAGTCCCCGTGCTGGCCCGGCCGCTCCACGTCCTCGGCGCGGATGTCCGGGAGGTCGTCCAGCCCCTCCACGGCGGTGACCGCGTACGGCGTGCCGGGCCCGATCAGCAGGTCCCCCCACTGCACGTTGCCGAGTCGCTGCTGCGCCATCGTCACCGCCCCCCGACCAGGCCCTGCCACGACAGCGCGCGCAGGATGCCGTCCGGCGTGGCGTCCCCGCCGGACAGGTAGAAGTTGTTCGTCGTGTCTCCGCCGCTGGCCCCGCCGCCGTACACCGCCGCGACCTGTCCGGCCGTCGGAGTCGACGCGAGCGCGCGGGTGCCGACGTCGAGCGCGGCCCCGGCCATCGAGCGCGCCGCGTCCCGGACGCGGGCGACGGACGCGAGGATGCCGACCCGCAGGCCCTCGCCGTCCATGCGTCCGATGTCGCGGAAGGCTTGGCTGGGGGACTTCGTCCGGTGGACGTCCTTGACCGTCGTCAACATGCCTTGGGCGATCCGCTTCATCTGCGCCTCGATCACCTTCTCCTGGCTCTTCAGCCCAGCGACCAGTCCCTGCGCCGCGCGGATGCCCGCGCCGTACAGGGCGTCGCCCACCGTGTTGCCGGTCGCCGTCGCGCTCTTCGCCAACTGCGCCTGAAGGCCGTTGATCTGCGCGAGCTGCTGCGGTGTCGCCTTCGCGAGCGCGGCGGCCGTCGCCGCGCCCCCGGCCACCCCCGCGTCAGCGATCTGCTGGAGCAGGTCCGCGCGCAGGCCCGACTTCTTCAGCGCGGCGATGTTCGCCTGGAACTCGGTGCTCTTCTTCAGCGCCTGCTGGAGCCCGACCGTGATCGCTGTGACGCTGTTGACGTCCTCGCGCCCGGTGGTGATGTTGGCCTCGTCGAGGATGCCCGACGTGATGTCCCCCGCCGCTTTCGCGCGCGCCTTCACCAGGTCGTCGAGACGCTTCTGCGCCGCCGCGAGTTGCTTGAGGACGCCGTCCCGCTTGGTGACCTGCGTCTGGAGTTCAGCGGTCGCCTTCGCCAACACCTTCCCGTACCCCGAGCGGACGTTGGCGGGGAGTGCCTTGGTGATCGAGCCGAGGGTGGCACGCAGCTTGGAGGTGGTGCCGTCGATACCCCGGATGAACCCCTCGATGAGCAGGCGTCCGGCTGGGGTGAGGATCTTCGCGTCCCTCTGCTTCGGCCCCTTCCAGTCCGTCAGCTTGCTGGTCAGGCCCGACAGAGTGGACTGCACGTCGGCGATCTTCGACTTGATGCCGCTGATGAACCCGGAGATCAGCGAGGCGCCCGCGCTGGCTAGCCGTCCGCCGAGGTTCCCGAGCGCCGATGCCGCGCGGCCTGGCAGCGACGCGACCAGGATGACGGCCTCGCCGATCTTTGTGCGGATGGTGCTGATCATCCGATCGTGCGCGGCTCCGGCCGCCGCCATCAGCCGCCCGGCCAGCGGCGCGAGCGCCGTAGCCAGCTTCATGGGCAGGCCCACGAAGAGGCTGATCGCGATGGACACCATCCCCGAGACGGCCTTCTTGACCCCGTCCATGGCGCCGGACACGTCACCCCGCAGGAGTGCGGTCAGGGCCTGGAGAGCGGGGGCCACGACGGTGCGGATCACGACCGTGAGGCCCGTCGCGAAGAGCGCGGCGAGCTGGCCGACGCCGGACAGGATGGGCCCGATCGCGGGGGCGAGCTGGGCCATCAGCAGGGCCGCCAGCCCGGCGACGGCCTGGAGCAGCGGGGCGAGCGCGGCTAGGAGTTCACCGCCCGCTACCCCGAGCTGCACGAAGCTAGGGGCGAGCTTGACCAGGAGGTCGCCCAAGTTGGTCAGCGTGAAGATCAGCTGCCCGGCGAGGAGCTGGGCGAGCGGATCGATGATGGCCGGGAGCTGCGCCAGGATCGGGGCGAGCGCGCCTTCTAGGACCTTCGCGACCTGATCGACCACCGGGGCGAGCGCCTGGAATACGTCTTGGCAGGCCACCAGAAGCGGAGTCAACGCAGGTAGGAGCGCTGCGGCAAGTCGCCCGATGACGGGCAGTAGGGGCGACGCCGCGTCGACCAGCACCCCGACGGCGGCAGCCGCCTGTTCCAGGACGGGGCCGAGCGCGGTGATGATCGGCTGGATTCCGGCGCTCAGTGCGCGAATCAGGGTCTGCGCGGGGGGACCGAGGGCGGTCAGTACGGGGGCGATCCCGGCCAGGGCCTGCCCGAGGAGCGGGGCGACGGTGGCACCGAGCGTGGCCATCGTTTGAAACAGGGCAGTTAGCCCGTTTTGAACTGGGACCGATGCGGTGACCTTCGCGATCTCCCCGGTGATGTCCCGGAGGATGCCGAGGAATGCGCCCCCGCCGGGGCCCGCCGCGAAGAGGTTGCTGAGGATCTGGCCGACGTTTCCGCCGACGTCGGCCAGCGTCCCCAGCAGGCTGACCGCCTGGTCGATGGCCTTCTGTAGGCCCCCAGACTCGAACGCGGCCCCGAGCCTCTGGCCGATCCGGGTAGCGGCGTCTCCAGCCCCCGCAGTCAGCCGTTCAAAGGCGGGCCCCGCCGCCGCAGCGACCTGCCCCAACCCCGTGACCAGCAGGCCCGGAACCTTGCTCAGGTTCCCCAGACCTTTGCTGGCTGAGCCGAGCGCCTTCCCCAACGTGCCGCTGTCCGCCAGCCCCTTGGCCGCGTCCAGCGTCCCGGCCGCCATCCCTCGTAGCGCGCCCGCCGTCGACAGGAGATTCGTTCGTAGCGTCGGCAGCACGGACTTGCCCGTACGCTCCAGCCGGTCCGCGAGCCCCTTGAAGAACTCCTGCTGCACACCCTTCTGGAGATCGCGCAACGCCGGGCCCGCATCCCGCACCGACCGCGCGAACTCCTGCGCAGAAGGGGCCAACCCCTTGAGCGCCTCGTTGAACTCCTTCGTCTTGCCGGGGTCCAACGCGGCCGACAGTGCGTCGCCCATCCCCTGCGTCGCGAGCTTGACCGTTCCGGCCGCGAGCGCCACCGACAGGAGCCCCGTCGCCGCGAGGCCGGATGCGGGCAGTATCTCGGCAACCGCTGCCGACGCGCCGGCGAGCAGCGGCAGCGCGGCGCCAACCGCCGCCGTTACCTTGCCCATCGACGCGGCGACGCCGCCGAGCGATCCCGCCATGCCGCCGAGACGGCCGAGGATGCCGGTCAGCCGGTCCATGCCCCGGACGCGGTCCTCGTCCACGTTGACGTGTACGTCGACCTCGACGTCCGTGTCGTCCACGTGGCGCGCAGCAGCAAGCAGGGACGCGAGCTGAGCCGTCGCCTGCTGCGTCGCGGCCCGCACCTCGACGCGCGGGTGCTCATCGCTGATCCGCTGCATGTGCGCCTGGAGGCGCTCCATCTGACGGACCGCGTCGTCGATCGAGATGTCGACGCCAATGCGCTGCGAGTCGAGCTGCGCGAGTTCGCGGTGGATGCGGACGAGGTCGCGGTCGAGCGGGTCGCTGTTCCCGTCGATCTCGACCTGCGGCAGATTCCTGAGGAGGCGGTCGAGTTCCCTGTTGACGCCCCGGCCGAGCGCCGCGCCCATCGAGGAGCCCTGCGTGGAGGCGTCCGCGACCGCACCGGACACACCGTCCAAGTTGACCTGGAGGTGCGACACCAAGTTCGGCAAGTTGATGTCGTTGGCCACAGCTCACCTCCTCGGCGGTTACTTGCGGTGCATCGCGGCGAACCCCAGAAGGGAGCTGCCGTCGGCGGGTTCGGTCTCACGTCGGCCGCCGGTCTGGTGGGCGGCCTGGTGCTCGTCGGCCAGCGTCATGAGCTGGCCGAGCGTCATGTCCCAGAAGGCGTCGGGAGGAATGTGGAGGGCACCGACGGCGAGATAGAAGAACTGTCCCCAGGGAAAGGCAGCAGCGTCGCCTCCGCCGGGGTCGGGGCGTTTCCCGGGCTCCGGGACTCCAGCGCGCGGCCGAGCGCGGCCGTGAACGCCTTTGTGTATTCGTCGAGGCGGCCGGGGTCGAGGAGGTCGTCGAGCATCACGCCGTCGGCGCGGCGGCGGTACACGATGTCGCTGATGGTCCGCTTTCCCTTCGCGTCCACGTGCTCGCGGATGTGTGGCTCGAAGCCTCCGGGGCCGACCGTTCCGGCGCCGATGATCTGCGAGAGCGGACCGAAAGCCGCGCCATCACCGGTGGAGTCGATCGCGGTCTGGACGGCGCCGACGCTGCCGAAGCGGGCCTCCAGCAGGGCAAGGGCGCGGAAGCTGTAGCGGAGCGGCACTTCGGTGCCGTCGGTGAGGGTGACGGTGCCGCCCTCGGCGAGGAGGTCAAGGCCAGTGGTCATGGTGGGTCCCTACGTGAGTGCCGGGGTTCGGCCTGCGGATGAGGAGGGGGACCGGGCGGGCGCGCTGAGCGATGGACGCGCCCGCACGGGGTCACGGGGTCGCGGCCGTCGCGATCGCGGTGGCGGTCTCGTTGATCGTCACGTCGATCCAGTCGCCGGTGCTGATCAGCGGCACGGCGCGCGCCTCGTTCTCCGGGGTCTTGTAGTCCTCCTCGGCGAGGCCGAGGCCCGGGAAGCTGGACATGATGCACTTCAGCAGCGCGAAGTGCACGTCACCGCCGACGAGGTCACCGCCGGACGTCGGGGTCTTGGCCTCGATCTTGAAGGGCTTCGGCTTGGCGCCCTTCTTCAGCTTCCACTTCGTCGTCTGCGACGGCGTGGCCCCGGAGTCGGTGACGGTGCTGTCCATCAGCGCGACGAGGACGTCCATCGACAGCTTGGCGTGCGGCCACGACACGGTGATGTTGGAGATCGACGAGTCGCTGTCGAGGAGCCCGTTGTCGCCGCGCAGCTCCTTGACCTCCACGTCGCCGGAGATCTCCAGCGCCTTGATGCCGGGCACGTCGATGCCCGCGGCGTACGACGGAGTACCGCCGTCCGGGTCGGAGAGCAGCGGGAAGATCTTGCAGTCCTCCACCGCGTACAGCTTGGTCACTCGGGAGATGGCCATGAGAGTTGTCCTTCCTGGTGCCGGGGTTCGGCTCAGCTCGGGGGCGGGGTGTCCGCCAGGTCGGCGGGGACGACGCCCAGCACCGAGCCCGGCAGCAGCTCGGCGAGCGCCTCGTCCGGGACGCCGGCGGCCTGGGTGGGGATCGTGGAGTCGACGACCCACCAGCACGTGCCGGGTCGACCGGCGGTCGGGTAGACGATGGCGGCGCCGTCGGTGACGGTCTGCTCGGGGAGCGTCAGGTAGGCGGTGTCGGGGCGCGGCGGCCACGACGGGGCGAGGTAGGAGATGACCTCGTCGCGGTCCATCGGGAGGTACACGGGGTCGCTCACGGGGTCACCTCGTCGCGCAGGAGGGTCCGCCGGACCGTGACGGTGATCGAGTGCCGGACGCGGTTGTCCTCGATGGGGATGCGGTCGATGTCCTGGACGCGGACGGCGGTGACCTTCGCAGGGTGCGCGGGAAGGGTGCAGCCGTGGAGGGCGTGCGCGATCGCCTCGGCGAGGCCGTACCGCTCGGTGACCTTCGTGGTGGCGGCGCCGGTCTGGACGCGGGCGCGCTGAACGAGGTCGACGATGACGGTCTCAGCGATGTTGATCTCGGCGTTCGGGTCGCCGAAGTCGCCGTTGGCGATCGTGTCGAGTCCGGCGGGGATGCCTTCCTGGACGACGACGTACGGCTCAGCCTGCCCCTCGCGGGGGCCGTCACGGAACACGGGTACGCCGAAGCTCAGGGACTCCAAGTACGCCTTGATCGCGCCGGACGTGGTGGCGGCCATCAGCGCCGTCCGATCTGCGAGGCGTGCGCCCGCCAGAAGATCGGCGTCAACTCGATCGCCGGACGAAGGAACGGTCGCGGCGCGGTGCCGGGGTGGTTGACCTGCGCAACCGGGTGAGCAGCGCCCGGCCAGAACAGGGCCTTCTTGTCCTTCGGCTTGATGACGTGCGGCGCGGTCCCGTACTCCACGTCGGCCGCGTAGCTGACGTTCGTACCGACCGCGTACCCGAGCGACCGGCCGCCACCTTCAACGCGCGAGACGATCGAGGAACGCAGACGGCCGGTGTCCACGGGAGCACGGCGGCGCGCTTCGTTCTGGACATCGATACGGGTGCGATCGACGGCCTTCGCGACGTCCGCCGACATGCCGCCGAACCAGCGGCGCAGGCCGGTCTCGTACGCGCGGGTGTTGATCGTCGTCGTCGCCTCGGCCCGCATCCGTGTCGAGACGCGCGCTCTCGCCCTCACCATCACACGCCCCCGATCAAGGTGTGACCCCGATTGAGATAGCTCGCGAGGAGGGCGTCTACCTGCGTCGATCCGGTCGACGACGACGGGGAGACGTCCTCCGACGACGAGGCGTCGGTGTTCTCGATAGCGACGTTGTTTCCCTCGTCGTCGACCTGGAGCGACGGATCGGTGGCCGCGTCCGCATCCGACGGCGCAGCCTGCGCCTGGAGGTCGGCGGCCAGCAGCGCGCACGCCTGCGCGACGAGGAGCGGCACCTCGGCGTACCCGAAAACGCCGGCCACCTCGACCTGCCGCGCACCCCACCGATCCCACAGCCTCGCCCAGCCGCCGTTGTACGACTCAGCCCCGACCACCAGGTCGTCCCAGCCACCGAGCCTTAGGTGCACGGCGTCGACCTGTCCGAGCACGTCAGACGAGGTGACCCGGTAGGCAGACGACGGGACCGACGGGGCGTCGTCGGACGCCAGCACAGGCCGGACCGAGGACACCGTGCGGACGCGGCGCGGGAGGATGATCAGTCCCCCCGCGCCCACGTCACTCACCACCACCAGGGGAGTTGGCTCGAAGAGGTCCTGCGTGTACCGGGTGATCCGCTCCATGGCAGCAGCGATCCAGGCCGCGACGTCGGCGTCATCGCCGGTCACGCCCTTCTCGCGCGCGTCAGCCAGGGAGCAGTACGCCATCGGTCAGCCCTCGGCGCTCTCGGCCTCGGCCGCGTCCAGCTCACGGCGGACGCCGGTCGTGATGACCGAGTCCTTCACCGCGATCTGCCGTGCGTAGCCGCCGGGGTGGGTGTGCACGACCGGGCCCGTGGGCTCGCCGGTCCCCGCCGCGTCGAGCGCGCGGAACGCATCGTCGGGCGCGGTCTGGCCGATCTGCCAGCCGACACCGGCCGGGTACTCCTGGGTGCGGACGGCGGCGGGGTTCGGCTGCTCGGTCTCGTCCTCGGTGGTCTTGCGGGTGGTGGCCATCGGTGGCTCCTCACGGTGTGGCCGGCGGTTGGGGTGGGCGCGGCGCGGGGGAGGGCGCCGCGCCCGGAGAGGGGGCGTCAGGTCGCTGCGGCGAAGGTGATCCGGACGAACGCCTGAGGCGTGTGCACGGCGACGTTCGCGCGCCGCTCCGCGAGGATGACCAGGGTGTTCGCGGTGAAGTAGTCCGCGTGCGAGTCGGTCATGAGGATCGTGATCCCCTGCCGCTCCCACAGCGTCGCCCCCGTACGGAACCCGCCGAGGAGCGCGGTCCCGGCCGCCATCGCCACGGTGGTGACGACGGTCAGGCCCCACAGGCGCATCGGGGCGCCGGGGTCGGTGACGTTCGCGATGACACGGAACTGTCCGTTGTCGTCCTCGTCGAGCTCGATGTCCTGCCAGTCCATCGGGTTGAGGACGATCGCGGTCGGCGGGTAGAGCGCCAACTCCCCCTGGGTCTTGGCCTTGCGGACCGTGATCAGCTTGACGTCCGTCGACCCCACGCCGGGCTGGTAGGAGCCGATGCCGGGGGTCGTCAAGATCCCCTGCATCTCCGTGGTGCCGTTCCCGGTGAGGATCTCGCGGTCCATCTTGTACTCAAGGCCGTACGTGAGACGGCCGTTGATGTAGCCCATGAGCTGCGAGTTGTCGTCCGCAGCCTGCCGGGTGATGGGCACCCAGTGCGCCACGGTCTTGAGCGTCGTCGTGATCAGGTCGAACACGAACGGGCCGGACTTCGGCTTGTCGCCGCCCTCGGCGACGACCGCGGCCTTGTTCCACGTCGACTGCGGGCCGGACGCGTCTCGCATGTACTCCAGCGTCGTCCCGTCCGACGTCTGCCGGTCAAGGAGGCCAGCGACGAGCAGGGGGAAGTCGGGGTTGTTCGGGATGATCCCCGGCACCCGGGTGTTTTGCTGCGGCTGCGTGGTCGTGGTGACCGTGCCAGCGGGGGCGGCGCGCTGGTCGACGGGCTGGGAGAAGTCGACGCCGAACTTGCCGCGCATGCCGCCGGAGCGGAAGGTCTCCAGTGCCACGGAGCGGACGAACGCTTCGGCGACGGTGACCGGGTGGTTGTTGCCGCGCTCGTCGGGCTGCATGCCGGGCTGCTGCCGCTGGCCGGGAGAGGGCTGCGGGTCGCCGGGCGGGACGAGGCCCTGGAGCTGACGGAGGCGGGCGTCGCGCTGGTTGGCCTGCTCGATCTGCGCACTGACCTGGTCGGCGCGCGCGAGCAGCTCCTCGATGTCACCGTCGTAGGTCGGGTCAGCAAGGAGGCGGGCGACCTCGTCGCGCTGCTCCAGCAGGGTGGGGGCGCCGCCCTTGATGGGGTAGATCGGTCGTCCGTCGCGGCGGCGACCGATGGGGCGGATCTTCGCGAAGTTGCTCACCGCGAGTCCTCTCGGTCCGTGGACGGCTCGCAGCCGCCCATACGTGATGGGTGTCTGCGGTCCGTCTGTCACGGCCGGTGGATCGCGCCCGGCAGCGCACTGGGCTTTCACGTCCGGTCAGTGCGGCCCGGATGGGGGGAGGGTAGATCGATTCGGCGGGTGCGCGGAGGTGGGGGCTGCAATCCGCCCGTCAGCCGGTGGCGACGCCGGTCAGACGCAGCAGCGCCGCCCGCCGCTTCCGCTCCTGCATCTGCTCGTCGACCTCGGCCGCACGGCGCTCCTGCTCCTCCCGGATACGGTCGGCGATCGTTGGGGCGTCGACCTCCGCGTACAGCTCGCCCAGTGCGCTGCGTACGGTCTTCAGCTTCGAGCCGGGCACGGCCGCCATGCGGGCGGTAATCTGCGAGACCTCCACCAGCCGCGCCGACTTGATGTTGTTGAGGAGTTCCTTCCGGGCCTCCTCCTCCATCTCGTACAGCTTCTTCCAGTCCGGGAGGTCGGTGCGGACGAACCCCACCGACAGCTCGGACGCGCTGCCGCTGCGCGCCATGGTGCGCGCGTCCCGCCCGGCCGCCGTGTCGTCGTACCGGCCGCTGATGTACAGACCGTCGTCCCGCTCCTCGGCGGTGAAGGTCCCGACCGGCTGCATGGGGCTGTGCATGAACAGCAGGGCGTACGAGCCCCTCAGCCCCTTGCGGAACGTCCGCTGGTGAAAGGTCGTGCCGTAGCTGTCGACGACTCCGTACTGGCAGGCGCGGCCCTCGAAGGTCCCGTCGTCGCCGTCGGCTACGCGCCAGTCGATCTCGTCAAGGCTGCGGAACTCGATCTCCGTCATCACTGGCCTCCCTTGGCCTGGTTGAGGGCGTGCGCGGCGTACACCTCGGCCACGCCGTTCATCACGTCGCGGTGCGCCGACGACAGCTTCGGGGAGTACCGGTACACCGCCCTGTGCTGCTTGTCGCGGCCGTCGTATTCGTAGACGACCTGCCCGTGGGCAAACGTCATCAGCTTGGGGACTTCGCCGTCAGTCCCGAGGCGAACGGCGATGTTCTGCTTCCCGTCGTACGGCCCTCGGCGCACCTCACGGAACGGCACGCCTGGCGGGCAGTAGGCGCCGGTGTATTGGGCGTGCCCGGCGGGCTGGAGGATCGCGCGGACCTCGCCGCGCAGCAGGGTGGCCATGGTCAGGACTCCTCGAACGAGTAGGTCAGCGCGCACCGGCACTGAATGGATTGCGCGGCCGGTGCGGTCGGGTCCGCCGGCCACCGCGACTTGGTGAGGGTGAACCGCTTGTTCATCGCGGCCGTGCTGCCGTTCTCCTGCCGGTGGGTCTCTCGCGTCCGCTGGTCGCCGGTCGCCAGCCATGTCTTCTTCGTGGCGCCCGCGTCCAGCGCGGCAAGGAAGCTCGCCTGTGAGTACCCGCCGACGGTCTCGGTGCGGGCGATCATCGTGGCCCGGTAGTCGCCCAGGTTGGTGAACACCTGCTGGATTCGGGCGCGCAGCTCGGGCACCGACTCCCCCTCCGCGACGCCGTGCGCGAGGAGCTGCGAGCGCAGCACCTGCTCCGTAGTCGCGGTGACCTGCCCAGCCAGCTCCTCGATCCGGTCGGCCAGGGCGCGCGTCACGTCAGGCTCGTCGAGGTCGAACGACCCGCTGATCGAAGCCCCGCCTCGGCGCCACACGCGCTCGATCCACGGCCGCAGCGCCTCCGCTGTCCGCCGCCTCCAGTAACGGCCGTCGAACAGATCCCGCACGCTGACGCGCTCCTCCCAGCCCTCCGGGCCGGACGCGACGTCCATGTCGGTGAGGCGCGCGGCCGGTACTTCCTCCGGGTCCGGCGGCGCGAGGAGGACTTGCTTCTCCCGAGCAAGTGCGCAGGACTGCGCCCGCACCTCGCTGAGCCATGCCGCCGATCGCTCGGGCTTCTTCATCAGCCGGTCGAAGTCGCGGAGGGTGCGCTCCCGCTGTTCCCGGGCGAGGGCCTGCACCGCGCGCCGGCCGTTGGGCTCCAGGTCGTCGTACGCCGCGTTGATGTCGGCGAGCGACGGGGACGACGGGGTGTCGTCGGCGCGCTCCAGGCGGGGCGTCGGATGGTCGTCGACCTGCGGCGGAGTACCGCCGAGCAGCCGTACTAGCACGGCCTCAACCGCCCGCTCGACGACGGCGCCGACGTCCGGAGACGACGGGGCGAGACGGGAGAAATCGACGTCCCACGACCGCGCCTCGTCGGTCCCGGGCGCACCCTGTACCGGCGCCCACTGCGCCCGGTACGGCGTCAGCGTGTGCTCGCCGATCCCGCCCGGCAACGGCTCCTTACCCAGCTCGGCGCGCGCCTCGTCGATCGTCAGCGTGTCCGCGTACACCGAGGCCCGGGTCCGGTTCGCGATCGAGTCCCGGCCCTCCTGGAGCGCATCGACTCCGGAGAGATCCCACTCGGCTTCCTCGTCGTCGGACGGCAACAGGCGGAGGTCGATCTCGCTGCCGATGATCTCCAGCTTGGGAACGATCGTGTCCGACCACAACGTGGTCTTCGCCGCCGCCCGGTTCTCGTACGTGGTGCCGCCCGCGAGGTAGTCGTGCGGGATACCGAAGGCCATCATCACCTCGGCGCCGTTGGCCATGCGGCTTTCGAGATACTCCATCTCGGCGGCCGTGAACGTCAGCCGCTCATACCCGATGCCCTTCTTGCTGCCGTTCTGCCCGCCGCCGGGCGACGACCGTACGAGGAGGGTCTTCCCGGCGTTCTCCGGGCCTTGCATCGACGACCGCCACGACGCCTTGACCTGAGTGAACTCCCGGTCTTCCATGTCACCGAGGTAGACGACGCCAGCCGGGCGGCCCCCGTTCTTGTACGACTGCCGTTGCCACTCACGAGCGTACGCGTCCATGTCGACGGCGTGCCGAGCCGCGCGCCACGGCGGCAGGCAGCCGAGCGGGTCCCACGGATGCGGGTAGCGGAGCCACAGCATCTCCTCAGGGAGCACCGGGACCTGTGTGCCGTCTCCGCGCCGGATCATGAACCCGACGATGTTCGCGGTCGTCGGACGCTGAGCGAGCGGCCGGTCCACGATGACGTCCACCTGGTCGAAGACGAGGTGCACCTCCGTGACGTCGCCGAGGCCGGTTTCCCCCCGGTCCAGCCACACGAACGACTGCCCGGCCAGCTCCAGTTGCTGAAGGAGCAGGGACTTGAAGACGCGGGCGGACGTCAGGGGATTGGGCCGCTTGTTGAACAGGTGGGCGACGGGGTGGCCATCGATGATGTCACCGTCCGGCCGTCGCACAACGAGGGGGACAGAAGACCCGTTGTCGGCGATCGCAGCAACGCACCGGTACGCGACCGCGCTGTTCGCGTAGCCGCGGGCCTCGGCGTCCAGCGCCATGGTGAGGGAATGCTGACCACCGATGGAGGCGACGGTGATGGGCATGCGGTCCCGGAGCATGTCGAGTCCGAGCGCGGCCCGGGTCTCGGCGGCCCGGCGAAGGGCCCGGTTCCTGTACTGGCTCACGGTGGTGTCCTCCTAGGCGATCGCGGCGGTGTTGCCCGCGCTCGCGAGCATGAGATCGGTGAGGGCCCACACGTACGCGTCAAGCCGGTCCGGGCTGGAGTCGCCGGGGACCCACGTGGTGAGCTGCTCCTCCAGGTCGGGGAGCGAGCCGACGATGTGCGCGGAACCTTGCTCGGTGAGCGCGGCCACCGGCTCGGCCCGGGTGACCTTGCCCCGCGAGGCCGTGACGGTCCGGTAGTTCACGGTCGGGTCGATCTGCCGGATGACGGTCCCGATCCACTCCCCGCCGTTGTTGACCTCCGCCACGATCGCGTCGGCCCGGTGCTCGTGGTACGCGCGGATCGCCCGGCGCGCAGCTTCGACCGGCGGCATCCGCCCCGACAGGTCGTCGAGCGCGTACCCGTGCTGGCGGGCGAACCCGTTCCGATCCGGGATGTACTGCTGACCGCGCCCTGCGACGACGATGCCCATCTCGTCGGCGTCGTCGTGGCTCGTGGCGGCGGGGTCCATGGCGACGACGACACTGGCCAGCGGGGGGATGGCGCCGACGCGCGCGGTGTCGAGCCCGGCCCGCGACCAGAGGGCGCCCTCGATGTCCTCCAGCAGGATGCCGTCCAGCTCCTGCGCTTCGGTGCGAGTGCCGGCGTACTTAGCGATCAGCTTGTCCCGCTGCTCCTGCGGGAGGTGGACCGCGTCGCGGGTCCGGCCGCGCGTCATGATGACGTCCGCGCGCCGGGTCAGCTCGATCAACTCGGTACGCGGCTTCGGCGTCGTCGACCCGATGTAGTGCGGGTTCGGTCCGATGCGGAGACCCATCTCCGAGTGCGTGATCGCGTCACCGAGGCGGCGCTGCGCGGCGACCTCCTCCATCCACACCAAGCACCGGTTGCCACCAGCGCGGAGGCGCTCCACGTCGTCCGGGGTGTGGCAGCCGAAGAGCTTCGCTTCGGCGCCGGACGGCCACCGCGCGAAGGTGCCGCCGGCCGTCGTGCGGAGGACGACGCGCGGGTCGTGGGTGCGCAGCCCGGATGGGCCGTTGACGCACGCTTCGACTGCGTCGCCTTGGGTCGGGGCGATGATGGCCATGCGGTGCCCGCCGCGTAGCCGCGGGTCGCACGGGGGGCCGTTGACGTGGGCGACCATGTAGCGGGCGCACCCGTCGGTCTTGCCAGTGCCCCGCCCTCCGAGCTGGAGCCACCAGCCGAGCGTCTCGATCGCCGGGGGCGGGACCTGCCACGGGTACGGCTTCCACTTCCCCCACCGCTTCTGCCACAGCCGGTCCGCCAACTCCTGCTCCAGCAGCTCCAGCTCGGCGGGGCTCATCCCGGCGAGGCGCGCGTCGAGGTCGGCCGGGGCGATCACGCGTCGTCCAGGGCAGCGAGCTCGTCGGCGAGCGCCTTCACGCGGGCGGTCATCTCGTCGGTGACGGTGACGTTGTGTTTCACCGGGGCGTACAAGCCGAGCAGCTTCGCCTCGTGGTCCATCGCCCGGATGATCGCCTCGCCCGCCTTCGGCGCGTGCATGCCCCCGGCGCGGACCATGGGCATCAGTCCGTCGACGACCTGTCGGCAGGTGGCGAGCTGCTCGCCGACGTACGCGCCGAAGCTCTCGGCTGCTTCCTGGTGAAGGCGGGCCCGGCCGCGCTTCCATGCCTGGTAGGTGTTCTTGACGTCGGCGCCGATCTCGGCGGCGATCTCCCGGAACTCCATGCGGTCGCGGGTGCGGAGGAGCATGACGCGGTCCTCGCGCTCGCGCGCGATGTCCTCGTTCATCTTGGTCGCCACTCCGTTACCTCCCTGTCGTGGAAGGTACGGAAAACGGGCGGGTCAGGATCTTGGGGGCTGCAATCCGCCGGGTACGACGAGGCCCCGCCGACGCTGGTCGACGGGGCCCGGTGGTGCTGGGTCAGCAGGCGTCGTACTTCCAGGCCGCACCCTCCCGCACCCACGCCTGCCCGGCCTGGCTGAACTTGGGCAACGACACCTCGTACGAGACCCGCGCGAGGTCCCCCGCGATCTTGTCCACGGTCACCGACTTCACGGTCTGCGCCCCGTAGTCGGCTTTCGCCTGCTGCACCACCCCGGCGTAGGCGTCCTTGCCGATCTGCCCCTGGCAGCGCTTCGACAGGGTGTCGTACGCGCTGGCGTCGCCCTTGAAGTAGGCGGCGGTGTACGCGGTGACGGCCTGCTCCAGGGCGGCGGTGCCGGTGGCGGACGTGGGCGTGGTCGACGCTTCGGCGGGGCTCGGTTCGCTGCTCGGGGTGCTCACGCTGGGCGTGGTAGGCGCGGCCTTGCCGTCGTCGGACGAGGAGCAGGCGGCGAGCGTGGTGAGCGTGAGGATCGCGGTGGTCGCGGTGATGGTGGCGCGGATGCGCATCGTGTCCCCCCTTGGACAGTGTGTGAGTGGATGGTGCCACAGGGGGCAGACAGCAGGGCCTCGCCCGGGGGGATTCCGGCGAGGCCCTGTGACCAGTCTGCTACGCGGGTGTGCCAGCGGTCAGTGGCCGCAGTCCTTGACCCACCAGCCGCACTTCGCGCAGTACTCGTAGGCGGCTGCAAGGAGACGTCGGATCATCAGTCGGTCACCCCCTCGGCGATGTGCACGTGGGTGTAGTTGGGGCGGTCGGGCGGGGCGCTGGTGTAGATCGACATCCCCTTCTGGCCTTCGAGAGGGGTCACGCCGAGAAGCGTGTGACCTGCGCATTCGCGGCAGGTTGGGCGCCCCTTCTGCGGTGGGGGAGTGGCGGACGAATCGGACATGCGGCGGGCTGAGCGCCACAGTGCCGCCGTACCGGCCGTGACGACGAAGAGCACGCCCGCCGCTTCGTCGATGGCGAATGCGACCGCCACCACCACCCCGCCGAGGACGGCCAGCGCGCACGCGCCAGACGCCCGCGACGGCTCCTCCGCCTCCTCGCTCGCCTTGCTCATCCGATGCGCCCGTACGTGTTGTCGCCGAGCCAGTTGGCGGCGAGGGCGAGCGGGACGGCCGCGAATCCGGCCACGCCCGCGCTCGTACCGAGCGTGATCCCGCACCAGGCTCCGCGCTTCAGCACTCCGGCGTCGTGGTCGTTGGCCTTCTTCACGCACGCGATGAACACGGCGGTCAGGATCAGCACGAGGCATGACCCGGGCCCGGAGAGCGGAGTGAAGGTCGCTCGGGCGGCCAGTTGGCCGGGCTGCTCGCCGACGCCCCACAGCAGGGCGGCGTCGCCGAGCCAGTTGGACAGGCCGAGGACGCTGCTGGAGGCGGTTCCGATGAGTCCGGCGATGCCGAGGGTGGTGAGGCAGCCGTACGACCAGGACAGGAGGAACGGCAGGAAACGCGCCGCGTGCTTGACGGGGTCCTTCCTCAGCGGCTTGAGGCCGGGCCACCAGATGGTGAGTTCGTAGCCGAGGATGCAGAGTCCGACGGTGACGCCGCCGTAGGTCACGTAGTTCACGAGGGGTCCTAGCGCAGGACGGCCACGCCGAGCGCGGCGAGGGTGAGGATGAGGGCGACGGTCCCGCTGATGCGGGGGACGTCGTGGAGCGCGATGGCGCACAGCCCGAACAGGGCGAGGAGGGCGGTTCCGGCGAAGTAGGCGGCCGGGATCATGTGCCGTCCCGTGCGGTGCGCAGGAGGCGGCGGCCGTATCCGTCGGAGACGTCGAGGCGGGTTCCGATCTCGGTTCCGGTGAGTTCCGGTTCGGTCTCCAGCCAGTGCCGGACGGTGGCGACGCGGGCGGAGAAAGTGGTGTTGCTGCTGTCGACGGTGTCGATGTCGGCGGCGCTGGTTCCGGTCGGCGGAACCGTGGCGGAACTCGGTTCCGGTGCTGGTTCCGCCACGGGGGTGAAGCCGTTGGGCAGGGAGGCGAACCATTCGGAGAGCGGCACGTCAGGGCCGGTTCCGGTGCTGGTTCCGCTGGTTCCGCCCGCGAGTTCCGCGAGGGGCTGCCAGGGGCCGAGGACGGGGACGGCGTCGGCGGGTTCGGGGGCGCGTTCCACGGTGACCGGTTCCGCTGGTTCCGGCAGGGCGGAACTCGGTTCCGGCTCGGGTTCCGTCACGATCGCTGACGGTTCCGCCTGCTGTTCGGAGAGTCGGTGGACGCGCCACAGGACGAGCGGGGCGACCGCCGAGACGGCGACGACGAGGGGGACGGAGACGGGCAGGAGGCCGACCTCGACGAGGTGGCTGGCGGCGTTGACGGCGATGAGGGTGGCGACGACGGCGAGGACGTCGCGGCGGGCGCGCAGGGCGGCGAGCGCGTACACGTCGAGGGCGGCCGGGACGCCGGCGGCGACGTAGCGGCCGAAGCCGCACGCCACCGCCAGCTCGTACTCGGCGGACGCCAGGACTACGAGGACTGCGGCGAGCGCGGCCCACAGCAGCGGGTCACGCTTCACTGGGCGGCCCCGTCGCGGACCCGCTCCAGTTCGACCGCGAGGCCGTCGAGGACGTCGCAGTGCGCGCGGACCAGGCGGGTGAAGGTGCGGACGTCGTCGGGGCCGCAGTTGATGATGTCGCCGTCGATCTCGATCGCGAGGACCGGCAGCGGCTCCGGGTCGGGCAGGTAGGGGCTCTGGGAGATCCACGCCGTGAGGAACGTGGCGGTGGCCCCGGCGACGGTGATCCGCGCCGTGATTTCGGGCCCGTTGTGGGTGATGTCGGTGAGGAACTGGGCGCGGTCGTCGTGACCGGTGCACCACTCGGGCTCGGCGACGGGCAGGGTCTTGGTGACGAGGACGTTCACGGTCGCCGTACGGGGCTCGATGCTCACCGGCTCTCACCCCGCTCGGTCTCGACGGCGGCGAGGAGGGCGCGCAGGCGGTAGTCGAGGCTGGCGGCGGCACGGACCATCGTGTTGTGGTCGTGGATGTTCCAGGCGGCGATCGAGTCGAGGAGTTTGCGGGCGAGGCTCAGCTCGGTTTCGAGGGGGCCGGGGATGATCCGGGACTGCTTGGCGGTGTCGTGCAGCGGGTCGTAGGCGGTCACCGGGTCTCACCGGCCTCGTCGTCGAGGAACGCGGCGATGGCAGGGAAGGCGCGGGCGACGGAGCGGCGGACGGCCTCGTCGGCGGCGGCCGGGTCGGCGGGCGGCGCGGTGGGGAACCCGGGCTGCCGGGCGGCCTCACGGGTCGCGGCGCGGCGGATCAGGTGGTCGGCGTCAACGGCGCGCAGAAGGATACGGAGGGCCTCGGCGAGGGCGCCGTGCGCCTCGGCGTAGGCGTAGATGTCGTTGCCGCTGCTGTCGCCGTAGGTGTCCAGCATGCGCTGCGCGACGCGGACGGCGGTCAGGATCTCGCTGTCGCGGTCGGACGCCAACGGCTGGGGCGCGCGGCGGACGTAGCCGGCCGCGACAAGGCGACGGGACGGGGAACTTGCGGGCGCACCGGGGTGCGCGGAAAGATCGGTCATGCCGACTCCTGGTTAGGTCAGGTAGTTCGGTAGAGGGTCGGGCGACGCGCGCGCCTCCTCGGTGCTCCAACACCGTGGAGAGCTGTCGTCCGGCCCTCGCTGGCTATTCGGTTGAGGTCTTGCGGTCCTGCTTCTTGAGCGCCTTGTCGACAGCGTTCCAGCTCCGGCCGAGGTCGCGGGCGACTTCGGCGACGGAGCCGAGATCCTTCACGCCGTCGCGAAGGGCTTCAGCGCGTCGTGTGGCGGATTCGGAGGCGAGGATGCGCAGCTGCTCCAACAGCTGTTCTTCCTCGCGGACCCGTTCCCGCCAGGGTTTGGCGTCCATCGAGAGGAGTGTATCCAACCCCGGGGTGGGACGCAAGCGGGTCACGCCGATTCCTTCGGCTGGTAGTGCCGCAGCAGCAGGAGATCCTGCTCGGTCCGGTACTCCGTCCGGCACCACCGGCAGCGCACCGTCTCACCCGGCAGACGGGACAGGACCGCCCCGCACACCGCGCCCTGGTCACCGGTCACCGCGATGCAGTAGCCGATGCGCTGACGGCGCGGCGCAGGGTCCCCCACGATCGACCGGGCCTGGCCCTCCAGCTCCCGGATCTCCCGCGCAAGGTCGCCGGCCGCCGGGTAGTGGGCGGCGATCCAGTCCAGTTCCATGCCGAGCCATCGGCAGTCCGCGGCGAGCCCGGCCGCCGGCGGTTCGGAGTGCTGCGGCCACCTCACCCGCTGGACGTCGGCACGCCACTGGTGCGTGAGCTCGGCCGCCCGGAGCGAGTTCACCGTGTCGATGACGTCCTCGTTCAGCGGTGACCGGGGTCCGGCGCCGCTCCGGGTTGCGACGATGTCGCCCCACCCGTGCCCGCGCGGGACCAGGCACTCGGCGACCTCGGCGTACAGGACGGGCAGTTCGCCGAGCCGGGCGGCGAGCGCGACGCGGTCTCCCTCGCACAGGTAGCCGGCTTCGATCTCCCGCTCGCACACGCCGCACGACAGCACCAGGGCCTCCATGGCTAGAAGGGGGGTTCGTCGGAGTAGCCGGCGGGCTGCGTGGGGCTCTGCCCCACCGAGGTCTGCCCGCCCCAGCCGCCGCCCTGCTGCTGGCCGTTGGCGGGCGTGGCCCCGCCCCACGGGTCATCCGTGGGGGACCCCCCACGGTTGCCGCCGCCTGCCGGGTTCTTCGTGACCTTGGCGGTGGCGCGGGCGAGGGTCGGGCCGACCTCGTCGACGTCGAGTTCGTACACGGTGCGCTTCACGCCCTGACCGTCCTCGTAGGAGCGCTGCTTGAGGCGCCCTTGGGCGATGACGCGTACGCCCTTGGCGAGGGACTCGGCGACGTTCTCGGCGGCTTGGCGCCACACGGAGCAGGTGAGGAACAGGGCGTCGCCGTCGCGCCACTCGTTGGCCTCGCGGTTGAAGACGCGGGGGGTGGAGGCGATGCGGAACTTGGCGACGGCCGCGCCGGACGGGGTGAAGCGGAGTTCGGGGTCGTCGACCAGGTTGCCGACGACGGTGATTACGGTCTCGCCTGCCATGGCGGGCTCCCTTGCTGTGATGCGGCTTGGTGGGTTGAAACGGGCATGGAACGCGGTTCGTGGGGCTGAAGGTGACCTCGTCCTCGTCCCGGGGCGCTGCGACGGTTGGGTCTGTGTGACCTCGTCCTCGTCCCACCTAAAGAAGTGGGACGAGGGACGAGGACTCACGACCTCGTCCCAGACGAGGTGGGACGAGGTGGGACGAGGTCGTTTACGTGGGCGGCGAGCGAGGGGAAGGGTCGAAAGCGGACAGATTGGCTCAATCGACCTCGTCCGGAGGGTGGGACGAGGTCGGCGGACTCCCGCCCGAGGCCGTATTGCCCGCTTCTGTACCCGAGGCGGGGAGGCTGTGGAGGATGGCTCCGCGCGGTCCTGAGGCGGTGTTGACCCGGCCCTCGTCGACAAGGGCCGCGACCGCCTTCCGGATGTCGCCTGCGCGTCCCTGTACGCGGTCCTCGATCCCCTTGCCCGTGAGCGGGTCGCGGGCGCCAGTCAGGGCGTCCAACACCCTGCGCTTGAGGGCGTTGATGCGCTGCTGTTCCTCGCTGGCCTCGCGGTCCTCCTCGTCGCGCTGAACAGGCGCGTAGAGGTGGGCCTCGGCGTACTCCTGGGTCTCGGACTTGACGACGAGGTCGGCGTACCAGTGCATGCCGCTGGAGTGAGACAGGCCGTTCTTACGGATCTGGCCGGGCCGGTCCTTGGCGACGCGGATGGTTGATTTGCCGGTCACGCCGATGCCGAAGGGCCGCCGGTTCTCCAGCATGTACATCACGCCGTTGAGCCCGTTGAGCTTGTGGACGCCGCCGATGCTGTACCGGCCTCGGTTCTCCGAGGACTTGACGACGTGGTCGAGGGTGACGACGGCGGCCCCCGAGTTCTGCAAAGGGCGCAGCAGCATCCGCCCGAACTTGGCGATGTCGGTGTTGTCCTTCAGCTCCAGGCCGAAGAGGCTCATGCCCTCGGTGACGCCGTCGACGATCGCGAGAGTGGGTTCGTGGTCGAGGACGGTCCCCAGGTCGATGAGGTCGATGTCGCTTGGGCTGTTCTCCGGGCGGACGTAGTGGAAGCGCTCCAGGACGTCGGCCGGGTTGGCGCCGAGGCAGAGCAACCGGCCGACGACGCCGCCCGCGTCGTCTTCGAAGTCGAGGTAGAGGACGTGGTTGCCGCCGTTGATTTCCTGGAGGCAGGCGATCAGGGCGAACCAGGTCTTGCCCGCCTCGGACTCGCTGGCGACGCTGTTCATCCGGCCCGGGTAGAAGAGGCCGACCCCGTCGTTCCGCCGGCCGACGGTGGGCTGGGGAGGCTTGTACGAGCCGTCAAGGACCGACCTCAGGTCCTGGGCACCCCACGTTCGCGGCACGGGCTCACGAGCGTCTGCCGTGGCAGACGACGGAGGCGCGTCCGCGTCTCCCCAGTCCATGGGTGGCTCGTCGCCGTCGGGGCCGAAGTAGGCGTCCATGGTCTGGTCGAAGTCGGTCGTCAAGCCACCCACCCCCGGTCACTTGGGCGGGTCGAGGCGCTGTCGAACGAGGCGCGCGCCTCGGAGTCGGTCAGGCCCACTGCGGACGCTGCGGCCAACAGGCCGCCCTCGGCCTCGTTGAGGCTGATGAGGTTCTGCTCGGCGAGCTCGTGTGCGCGGCACGCGGCGAAGAAGAAGGCGTTGTTGCGGTTGCCTTCGTGTGCATCCATGACGTGCTGGACGAGGTCCGCGACGGTCCACATGCGGCCACCACCCGGACGCTGCTGCTGCCGCTCCTGGCTGGGAAACCGGTGCCGGGGCGTGGCCCGTGGCGGCGGGAGCTGACGGCGCTGCTTGCGTGGCAGCAGGGCGCCGGGCCAGTCGACGGCTGGCGCCAGATACGCCCCGTCGCCCGCCCAGCGGTAGCGGCCCCCGGAGGAGTGCACGGACGGGGCGAGCAGGATGTAGCCGTTGTGCTTGAAGTCGATGCCGGGTCCACCCAGGCCGGGCAGGTCGAAGTCGGGTGAGCGGTACAGGATGTGCAGTCCGTCGCCGCCGGTGATCTGCATGGTGGTGGCGGGCAGGACGCCGACGCGCTTCTCCAGCTTCTGGAGGGACTCACGACCGCCGTTGCGGGGGTCGATGTCGACGACGGCCCACCCGTTGAGCTTGCAGGGCGCTCCGATGTTCGCGTCCGGTTCCTCGCGCCACCACTTGCGGACGAGGTCGACGTCGGTAGTGGCGGCGTGGAAGCCGTGGCATGTGGGGACGCCGCACTGGCATTCTTCGGGGCGGTGCTTGATGTACAGGCTGCTCTGCCGGTCGCAGCGGGGGCAGTTGGCGTATGGCGCTTTGCTCCGGCGGACGCGGAAGACCTTGATGCCCGCTGCCGCGTAGGTCTCGGCGGCGGCCGGGAGCGCGGCGGGGATTCTGAGGCCGTCGGTCACGAACGTGCTCTCTTCTACGAGCTGGATCAGGTGGTTCGTGTGGCGTGGGCGGGCGCCTTGGGGGGAACTCGGCGCCCGCCCGCAGCTCATGCCATGCGGCGTTTCTCCTTGGCGACCTCGTCGGCGAGCGCGGTGATGCGGGTGCACCAGTTGCGGGCGGCGGTGAGGACGGTGAAGGCGCTGGGCTGCTGCTCCAGGTCGTGTCTGATGGAGGCGAGGACCATCTCGTGCAGCGCCCTCTCTGCGGTGAGCTGCACGTACAACTCGTCGTTCGTGGACGGGCTGAGATCGGTGGGCTTGATCGGCCACTTGCCGGGGCAGTTCCCGGTCATCGGGCACCTCCTGCCAGGTGGGCGACGGCGGCGACGATGCCGGTGTGGTGGCGGTCGCAGGCCGGGTAGTCGAAGCGGATGTCGGGTCCGGCGAAGGTGCTGACGATGTACTTCGCCGGGGTGGGGCATCCGCCGCAGCGGTAGTCGGGCTGGTTGTGGGGGGAGTTGGGGCCGTCGGGGCAGTCGCACCAGGTGCAGGTCTCGCCGTTGGCGGCGGCGACCGCGACGGGCACGAGGCCCGGGTCGGCGGCGGCGTCGCGTGCGGCGGCGAGGGTCTGGTCGGACAGGAACGTGTCCTGCGGGGTCCGGGTCACTGGCCCCCCTCCTTGCGGTCGCGCATGGCGAGGCGGTGGCGGAGCAGGTCCAGTTCGTCGAGGACGTTCGCGAGGGCCGAGGCGCACACTCCGTCGATGACGGTGTCCTCGCCGATCGGGCGGACCCCTTGCAGGGCGTCCTGGAGGATGTACTCGTCGTCGCCTTCGAGGTACGTCTTCACCGACGCGGTGGCCTGGAGCTTGGCCGCGCGCTCTTCCTCGTGCAGTTGCACGAGGTACGCGGTGAACAGGTCGGGCAGTGCTTTGGCCTGCTGGATCGGGGTGAGCTGGCGCCAGGCGTGATGTCCGATGGTGGTGCAGTCCACACCGCTGGGGTTCTCGCGGTGGAGGAGCGTGCGGGACTGCTGGATCGCGGCGTACCAGTCGGGGCTGTTGGTGATCGCCGAAGCGATCTCGTTGAACTCGCTCACGCCGTCTCCTTGAGTGCGGGCTGGTGGAACGCGGTGCGGATGACGGCGCGCTGCTCGTCGCTCAGGGGCGGCGCTGTGTCGACGATGGCGTCAATGCGCGCCCAGTAGGCGGCGTTGCGGGTCGGGTCGGGGTCGCGGACGGGCCGGTCGGCGGCCGGGCGGCCGGGGATGCTGCGAGCACCCCCGGCCAGCACGGCGGGGATCGCCATCACGAGCGTCGCTCGGAGATCGCACGGATACGGCGGTCCTCCGCCTCGCGGTCGAGACGGGCCACTTCCGGGTCGCCCTCGAAGTCGTCGGCTCCGATCACCTCGACGTCGTCGACGACAGCCTCCAGCTCGGCGCAGAACCCGCGCATCTCCGTCAGCACCTCCCGCGCCCGCGCTGCGGTCAGTTCCCCCGTCGTCAGCCCGTAGTGCAGCCACAGCTTCGTGTGGCGCCCGTACGCCTGCGGTCTGTCGTTGTGGACGACGACCTGGGCGGACAGGAACGGGACGTCGGCGGGGCCTTCGGCGTCGATGTCACGCATCCGGGTCTCGATCGGCGCGGTCGAGTGCCAGCCGGGCTCGCCGTCGGCGCCTGCGTGGTCGAGCTGGCAGAACGGCGGGCACCCGTAGCGGGCCATCCATTCGGGGCCGCGCTCGTCGGCGGACAGGGAGCACCCCCCGCTGCTGGGTCCGCTCGGCGTCGGTGTGGTGTCGTCGGTGGTCTTCACGCGGTCACCGCCGACTGGTTGCGGTAGGCGGCGCGGAGGGCGACGAGCTGGGTGTGGGCGGTGCGCAGGGAGTCGACGCGCTCCTGGAGGACGTGGATGACGGTCTCCAGGCTGTCGGGGTCGAGGTCCTCGATGTAGTGCTCGTCGATGTACTCGATGTTGACGTGCGGCATGCGCCGGCCGAGGCGGGTCGAGTACGGGTCGACGTTGATGCTCCAGCCGAGGACCGTGAACTCCCGCAAGCCCTCGTCACACAGCGACCCGATCAGGGGGAGCGATCCGGCGCCGCCGGGGATGTTGCAGTAGACGTCTTCCGCGTACGTGGGGGTGTTGGTGTCCGCGCGGTGGTCCATGTCGCAGCCGGGCAGGCAGACGAAGGGGCGCTTCTGGCCGGTGACCTTGTCGGTGAAGGCCATCGTGCGGGGGGTGTCTTCGTTGAGGAAGCGGCTGACGTGCTTGCCGTCGGCGGCGAGGGCGATACGGACGGCCGTCTCGGCGTCGGCGAGGGTGATCTGCGTGGGGTCGTACAGGGCCTCGTAGTGGTACTGGGGGGCCATGTCGGTGGTCTCCCACACGTCGGTGGGGTGCGGCGACAGGCCGGGGAGGCACCGGCCGATCATGACGGTGATGCCGTCGCGCTGCTCGGCGGGGTTCGGCGTCACCGTTGACGGGGTGTGGCTGTGTGCCAGAATCGTCATGAGGACGTTCTCTTTCCGGCGGCGGCACTGATGGGGCGGGCAAGGCCCCGGGTGCCGCCGTCTTGCTGGGTAGCTCTGGTGTGGATTGATGCGTTCTCAGGCGGCGTCGGACGGGCAAGGTTCGGCGCCGTCGCCTTGTCCAGGAAGGATCTGCAAGACACGGATCAGGTCCGCTGTGATCACCCGGTACGACTGCCCCGCCTTGATCAGGCCGCAAGGGAAGTTTCCGGACTTGGCCAGGGCGTATGCGGTCGTGCGGCCCAAGCCGAAGGCCCGGGCTGCCGTTTCGATGTCAATAGCGGCAGGAAGCTTCAGGATCTCGTCTCGACCCAGAGCTCCCCTCGCCAGAGTTGTCATTATTCCTGACACCCTTCGCTGTATCTGTGCTCCTGGGGAGGTGACTGGAGTCTGCCCCTGTGGTTCACGTGATGTCAAGCAATCCTGTCTTGTCCGAGCACAAGTTGCGTGAGATCGTGCTCGTCATGACACAAAATCCAGATGCGTTCGGTTGGTCCGAGAGGTTCGCGCTCGGAGTCGCCCAGGAGGTGCGACGGCACAGGCAGAGGGCGGGGCTGAGCGCGAAGCAGCTAGCCGACCGATGCGCGGCACTCGGCATGCCGATTCAGCGCTCTGTCTTGGCGAACCTTGAGAGCGGCCGAAGGGCGACGATCACCGTGGCCGAGGTTCTGGTGCTTGCGGCGGCCCTTGACGTTGCTCCCGGGCAGTTGCTTTTTCCTGTGGGGTACGAAGAGGAGGTTGAATTTCTACCCTCGGAAACTGCCGCCCCGTTCGATGTCCTTGAGTGGATCTCTGGTAAAAGAAAGTTGGGAGGAAATTATGTCCCCACGGCGGAGGCTCCCATTCCTTCCTACGTCTGGCATCAGCGCAATATTGAACGCCTTGAGGTTGCGTTGCTGCGTCGAGATGAAGGGGTGAAGGTGTATCTGGAAGCTCTTGAAGCGCACGACGAGCTATCGTCCAGAGCGATTGTGATTGCTACTGAAACCGAATCGGTTGAACAAGAGGTGCGAATGCTGAAGGAGCGCGTCTCTGGCTACCGGGGCGGAGAGACCTCCACCGCCGAGGTGGAGCGACTAGGTGAGTTGGTGGAGCGATTGCGGCAGCTGGCCAAGGAGCGCCGCGACGTCCGTCGACAGCTTGATGCGGAGCGATGGTTGAAGGACTCGGTTCATTCCTATGATGAGGAAGTGGCCAGTATCGCCGGGAGTATCCGCGGATTCAGGGAGGACATGAAAGAGAAGGGGTGGATTTTGCCGCACGTTCCGGAAGGGCTGATGAAATTTATTGAGCCAAGTTTGGGCGTGCTGGAAACTTACTCTCGTCACGATGGTGATTCGGCGTTTGAGGGCGATTAAGGCTCTTCCCTATCCTGCCATCGTGGATGAAAGCTGGAAGTGTCGAGCCCTCCGAAGGGTGAGGCGGATATGCCGCCAACGGGAGGCTATTCGGCGCTGGTCGGGCTAAATTAAAATTAAGCACCCGTTGAAGGCTTACCGCGAAGCCAGTCGAAGCGGATGGCGTCGTAGTCGAAGTATCCGCCGTTGGGCATCCGGCCTTGGCGTGGCGGCAGCAGCGTGACCGTGACCAGGGACCGCAGGACCGTGCGCTGTCGGTCCAGCGGCAGGGCCTTCCATGCCTTCCGTACGTCCGGCGCCCCCACCAGGTCGACGAGCGGGTCCACCCGCGCGGCCTGCGCCAGCTGCCGCGTGATCCCCTCCAGCTGGCCGCGTGCGGCATCGGTGCCTTCCGTGAACGCGGTCATCTCGATCTGCCCGGTGCCGAACAGGCCGCCCAGGTCTTTCATGCGCTGCCGCACCTGCTCCGCCTCGGCCTGCAACGCGGAGACGTCAACGCCCTCGGGGGCGGCCTCCAGCAGTTCGTGCGCGTCGTCGCGCGACAGCCGCTCGACGATCGTGTCTTCCACGTACTGGTCGACGGCCTCGGCGCGCCGGCCGCCGCCGTGCCCGGTCGGGCACCGGTACGACGGGTAACTCCGGCCGCCGGACTGGGTGACGGTCATGGTCTGGTCGCAGTCACGGCCGCACTTGTAGAGCACCGAGCCGACCCACTTCGGCTGTGCCCCCGGGGTGGTCACCCGGGACGGGTCCTTCAGGATCGCCACGCAGGCCCTGAACTTCTCCTCAGGCACGAGATGGTCCCATTTGCCGCGCCCCACCTCCTCGCCCTTGTAGACGGCGATGCCGGCGTTCCGGGGGCGCATCAGGATCGCGCGGGCTTCCTGGTGGCTGAAGTCGTTCCCGAGGGTCGTGGTGAAGCCCTTGTCCTTGAGCCACTTCTTGAACGAGCGGACCGACCCGCCGACGAGGACGAGATCGGTTCCGTACAGCACCGCCCCGGCTTCGTCGGGCCGGGCCTTGCTCATGTCGAGCACCTCGACCTCGGTCTCCTCGCCCGTCTCCGGGTCGGTGACCGTCCGTGTCTCGCCCGTAGGCATGCCCCATCCGAACGGGCGGATGCCGCCCGTCCACTCTCCGTTGAGTGCCTTCTGGCGGCGGGCGCGGGCGACGCGTTCGCCCTTGTGCTCGGACTCCTGGCGGGCCACGGCGCCGAGGATGCGGGCGGTCATCCGTCCGGATGGTGTGGTGAGGTCGATGCTCCCGGCCTGCACGGTGTGCGTCGCGATCCCACGCCTGTCCGACAGGTCGATGTACTCCTCCAACTCGGTGGGTGAGCGGTGGAGGCGGTCGGTGTGCCAGACGATGACGATGGTGGCCTTGCCGTCGTTGAGGTCGGCGAGCATCTGCCGGTACCCCTTGCGCAGCTTCCCGCTGAACGCGCTCACGTCGTTGTCGACGTAGACCTCGACGACCTCCCAGCCCATCCGGGCGGCGAGGGCTTCGCAGTCCTCGCGCTGCCGGTCGATGCCGAGGCCGGCGCCGGTTCGGTCCTGGCTGATGCGGCAGTAGATGACGGCGCGGGTCTTGACGCCTGATGCGACGTCGACGGCGGAGCGGAGGTGTGGGCTCATGGCCCGAGTCTGCCGCACCAATGGTGTCTTTGTCTCAGGTTCGGGAACCCCATACCTCTTCTATAACCCCTCTATGGTGATCGCATCGAAGAGGACTCAGGTGATCCCCCGATAACCCATCTGACCTGCTGTTTTGTAGGCCGATTCGGGGCCAAATGGGGCCGCCTTCGAATCGAAGGTAGACGCGAAAGCGGCCCCGGTCGGCGTCGAGGGATGCCGTCCGGGGCCGCAGTGCCCGCCCGTCGGGGAGCGTGGGGGTGGGGCGGGCGGGGCCCGCTCTCCGGTCCGATCGGCGTCAGTCCGGGGAGCGGTGGTTAGAGGGGTTGCCGTTGTGGCCGGTGTCGTGGGTGCGGATGCGGACGTTGCAGTCCGTCACCCGCGAGAGGTCGCGGGCCTTGGCGGCCTCGGCTCGCTCCTGGGCGAGTTCGCTGCACCGGGCGCAGTCCGGATTGGGGTTGGGGACGGGCTGGGGTTCCTGGGAACCGGCCTGCTTGGAAGAGGGCGGCTGGATGGACTTCACTGGTCTCCTTCGAGTTCGTTGATCGCGCAGCCGAAGCCGGGCGGGCACTGGTACACGTCAGTGCTGAGGTCTATGCGGGCTATGCGGCCCTCGGCGCGGCCTGCGGACACGGCGAGGACATGGGGCGGGAAGCGGACGCCGCACCACACGCACGCCCAGCCCGAGTAGCGGTCGCGCGGGAGGGTGGCGGCATCCGGGAGCTTGTGCTTCACGGCCGGTCCGCCTGCGGGGTGAGGTCATAGAGGTCGCGGCAGTGGCCGCACGCGTACAGGACGAAGGCGCCCGGCCCTCGGCGTGCGATGTGGATGACGCGCACGCCGTAGGCGTACGCCTTGTGCCAGGAGCAGTAGCCGTAGATCTGAGGCCGGGTCCGGCTGTTCACGGGTTCACCTCGTCGTCGATCTGGGCCCAGACCTCGGTCCGGCCGGAGGAGTCGGTGCTGCCCCAGCCGTCGGCCGAGTTGAGGGCGGCGATGGTGCGGCCCCAGGCGGCCGGGTCGGTGGGGGCGGTGACGTACACGCGTATGCCGTGCGGGGTGGCGAGCAGGCGCGCGGGTTCGTCGGCGGCGCGCTCCAGGGCGGTGCGCAAGGCGGCTGCGCGCAGGCTGATCGGCACGACAAAACCCCGCTCTCATGCGAGAGACTGACTCTCGTACGAGAGTAGCGAGAGGGTGGCTACTGTGTCACGCAAGTCACATAGAAGGGAGGCGGACGGTGACGGCCGAAACGCCCCGGTACCTGCAAGTCGCTGACAACCTCCGCGCCCGCATCGAATCCGGCGAACTCCCGCCCGGCGCCCGCCTGCCGTCCGTCGCTGAGATCTCCGCCGAGTACGGCGGCAGCAACTCCATCGCGACTGCCGCGTACAAGCTCCTCGTCGACGAGGGCCTCGTCGTCTCCCGGCACGGCGCCGGCCACTACGTCCGCTCCACCGACACCCCCGACCTCCTCGTCCGTCGCCACCGCCGCCGCTCCGAGGACAGCCCGTTCGCCGAGGGCGTCGCCGAGCAGGGTGCGGTGGGAACGTGGCGGCACGAGTCCGCGACAGCTCCCGCCACGGACACCGTCGCCGCACGCCTGGGCATCGAGGCAGGGGCCGCGGTCATGCACACCTCGTACGTGTACCTCGCCGACGACCAGCCCGTGCAGCTCGCCGAGTCGTGGGAACCCCTCGACCTCACCGGGACGTCGCTGATCGCGCTGCCCGAGGTCGGGCCGTACGCCGGCGTCGGCGTCGCCGCCCGGATGCGGGTCATCTCCGTCGAGGTCGGCGACCCCTTGGAGAAGGTCCGCGCCCGGACCGCGACCCGGCAGGAAGCGCAGGCCCTCGGGATGACGCCGCCGGGGCCGGTCCTGGCGGTCGAGCGCACGTACTACGACCAGGCCACCGGCCGCGCCGTCGAGACCGCGGACATCGTCATGCGCGGCGACCGGTGGGTGGCCGTCTACGGGCAGCAGCCCACGCCGAGCTGAAGGGTTTCGCTCCGGCCGAACCCCTGCGGCTCAAAGGGTGGGCACTGGCGCCCACCCCTGGCGGTGACCCGGTGATCTTGCCGCTGTCGGCAACCTCAGGCCGGACGCACGAAAGCGGCCCCCACCGCCCGAAGGCAGTGAGGGCCGCGATCATCGTGCGAGAAGCGAGAACGCCCCGCTCGCCGCGCCGGCCACGCCCGCGAGGGCGCCGATCGTGGGCAGTGGCCAACGGGCGCGCTCCAAACTCCGGATGCGGGTCTCGTGATCCGCGACGTCCTTCCCGAGCTCCGTGAGCCCCTGGCCGATGTGGTCGAGTTTCGTCTCGACCCGGGTCACGCCGTCCCCCAGGGCTCTCAACTCCCGGTACATCTCCGCCGAGCTGACGTACACCCCCGGGTCGGGGGTCGTCATCGGACGCCCGTGGACTGCCGGTTGGGCACGGCCCAGACGATGCCCCAGGCGGAGAGGATGGCGAGGACGATGGTGACGCCCTCTCCGGTGGTGAGGGTGCCGTCCTGTACGGCGGTGGCCGCTGCTGCGGAACCGGCGGCCAGTCCGCCGACGATGGACTTGGCGATGCTGGAGATCTTCATGCTGGATCGTTCCTCTCTCAGAGGGTGACGGTGAAGCCGTGCCGGGCGGCGAGGAGCTTCAGGGAGGTCATGCCAGGGATGCCGTCGGCGTCGGCGCCCGTGAAGCCGCCGCCGGCCGGGGAGCGCTGCCACGCGGCGTAGGCGGTGACGGTGGCGGTGCCGAAGTGGCCGTCGGCGAGGGATTTGGTGAGGAGTCCTTCCTTCACGAGGGCGTCCTCGACGGTGCGGGTCCCGGCGTACGACACCGGGGTCCCGCTCTTCGGCGGGTCGGTGCGGGCTGCGGCCACGAGCTGGGACAGGTCGACGACCGGGCGGGTGGGTCCGGTCGGCCCGCCGGGGCGGGGCGCCCCCTTCTTCACCCAGGAGTAGAGGGGTTCGCCGGGGCAGTCGGTGTTGTAGCCGTCGCGGTGGCCCTTGATCTCGTTCCCGGCGCCGTGCTGGCGGAGGAGTTCGATGCCGTCGCGTATCGCGCCGAGCATGAGGTCCGTCGGTTCGGTGAGGCCCTCGTCGCCGACGAGGCCGACGATCGCGTAGTGCGCGCGGTTCAGCGGCTGGTCGCCGTTGGCGCCGGTCCGTTTCCCGATGCCGCGCCCTTCCAGGAGGTAGCCGTGGGGGCAGGCGCCGAGGTTGTACGCGATGTCGCTGTAGTTCTCCTTGGGGTTGGCGAGGTGGCTGGCGCGGATCGCGCGCCACAGGGCGAGGCACTTGGTGTGGTCGGCGGCGAGCGCGGGGGAGACCTTCTGGCCGAGGTAGTGGACCTTGACGCCCTTGGTGGAGGTCTGGACAGGTGCGGCTGATGCGGGCCAGCCCAGTTGGGCACGGGTGACGAGCTGCATGTGGGCTCCAGGCAGAGAGAAGCCCCGGGCCGGAAGGCGCGGGGCCGGAGGATTGGGCGGTGTGTGGTCAGGCGGGGGCGCCTTCGAGCTGGATGCTGCGGTGGTCGAAGGTCGCTGTACTGGCGCCGCTGACGCGGTGCTTCGTGGTGACGGTGATGGTTTCCCCAGGCACGAGACCGGACAGCCGGTAGCGCAGGCCGAGGGAAAGGTTGGTTGTTCCGCCGCCAGCCCAGATCAACGCTGCGTTGTCGTTGGGGCTGTAGACGGTGCCGGAGACGGAACCCACGCCTTGCCAGCTCGTGACCGTGTTGATGTTGGTGGCGGAGTTGCGCTGGGTGGAGCGGATGGACACCATCACGGTGCCCGACATGGGGACGACGACGGAGGCGGAGAAGGCGCCGCCGCTGGCGTCGGTGTAGGTGGTGGAGGCGGTGGTGCGGCCGGGAGTGGTGTCCTCGGTCTGGGCGGAGCTGACGGTGATGCGGTCGGCGGTGATCCGCATCCCGGGAAGCCACGAGGGCATGGAGACCTCCTACAGGGCGGTGTACGCGGGGACGGCCAGGCTTACGGCCTCGCCCGCCACCTGGGCTTTGACGATGCCGTTGACGCTGCGGACGACGGTCCACGTCTGCGGGCTGGAGGCGCCACTGACGGCGGTGACCCGCACGACCTCGCCGCCGAGGCGGGCGTCGAACGGGAACTCCTGCGGGTAGACGCTGCTGGTGATCCACAGGGGTCCGGCGACGGACAGGGTGGTCGCGGTCGAGGAGACGCCGGCGGCGAGGGTGCTGCCGTCGGCGTCGACCCGGCACGGCGGCCCGGTGAAGGACAGGTTGTCGATCGCGGCCATGTCCGATCCGGTGGAGGTGCTGTTGTCCTTGGCGTAGCGGAAGGTGACGGCGGACTTGCCGGTGACGTTGATGACGGCCTGCGTCCACGGGGTCGTGCCCTGTGCGGTGAGGACCTGAACGCCGTCGACGAGGATGATCAGCCGGTCTCCGAGGAACCCGGCGCCCGCCGCCTCGGACGACGTCCAGTACCAGACGCGCATCTCCGTCATCCCGGCCGGAACCGCGACGATGGCGTCCGAGATCTGGTTGTGGGTGATCGCCCCGGATCGCAGGGACCAGGACCCGGTGTGCGCCTGGGTGTTCGTGCGGACCCAGGGCAGGTTGCCGCCGTTGGTGTAGGGGATCTCGTAGGTGGTGTCCTCGAAGTTCTCGTCGTAGACCAGTGCGCCGACCGACGACCAGGGCGCGGCGGGGGTGCAGGTGAAATACGCGTCCCACGCGTACTGATCGAGGGTCTCGGTGTAGCCCTGGACGATGAGGTCGACGTCGCCGGGCGGGAGGTCGGCGGGCAGGCCGGTGAGGCGGATGACGTCGCCCTGGTCGATGCCCAGCACGGCGGGGATGAGGTGCGGGGCGGCGGCGAGGTCGACGTGGACGACCGGGTAGCGGGGTGTGTCCTGGGTGCCGAGGTACAGGCGCCAGCCCGCGATCGGCGCGGCCTGGTCGTCGGTGGCGAGGGAGAGCTGGACGCTGGTGTCGTAGCGGCCGATCGCCGTGACCGAGAGGGGCCCGGTGTCCTGGACGACGCGCGCCGAGCTGCCGTCGATGCGGGTGACGGTGACGTCGTTGGTCGTGTCGGCGTCGTCGGTGATCGGCTCCAGCGGGGGCGCGATCTCCCGGGCCGTGCTGTAGCGCAGGGTCACGGCAGGGGCCTGGTTGTAGAGGGTGCCCCGGCCCCGGTAACGCAGGGCGAGGCGGCCCCGGTGTTCGGAGAGGATCCCGCCGTCGGTGTCGGCGGCCTGCTCCAGCACCTCCAGCATCTGGAGCGGGCGCTGGGCGCCCATCTCCTCCTGCTCGGCGACGATCCCCCGCACGCTCAGCGGGATGGTCTCCTCCCCGGCCAGGCGCACCATGCGCCGGCCTGCGGCCTCCCCGATGAACCCGTCGTCCGCGGACTCGTAGGTGGTGATCGCGGCGCGGAAGGGGGAGGCGAGGCCGGCGGCGACGCCGGTCCATACGGCGAGGTGCCCGATCGCCATGCCCTGGTAGGCGCTGCCCCAGGAGCCGATGATCTGGGTGGGTCGGCCGGGGGTTCCGGTGTAGGAGGTCTGGGCGACCCAGTAGGAGTTGGTGAGGATGTTGCGCCACGCGGCGTGGACGTTCGTGGTGCCGCCCGAGACGCTGGTGTAGATCTGGAGGCGGTTCCAGACCCCGGCGAACGCCGCGATGGCGTCGGCGGTGGTGAAGGTGAACCCGGCGGTGACGGCGTCGTCCGCGTCGCGGACCTCGATGCGGATGCCGCTGGAGGAGGCGAGGACGACGGCGGCGGCCATGCCGGCGCCGGTGACGCGGACGCGGGCGATCTGCTGGAGCGTGGCGGGCAGTGTGTCCAGCCGGTACACCATCTCGACATGCCAGCCCGTAGCGCTGCTGGAGGGCACGTTGGCCTGGAGCGAGGCGGACTGCCCGAGGACCGGCAGCGCCGACGACCCGGGCAGCGTGTCCGCCGAGGCGAACGTCAGGCCCGTCACCTTCATCGGGGCGACGCCGGGGATCGGGCTGTACGCCTGTGTCGCGAGGGCGCCTTCCTCCATGGGCCAGTAGGCGAGCGGGTTTCCGGAGGGGATGCGGCGGCGGAGGGTGGAGTCGAGGGGGGAGCCGGGGCGGCCGTAGCGGCGCAGGACACCGGCGGCCTCGACGGACACCCACCGGTCGTTGCCGGATACGTCCCAGCGGGGCGGCCAGGACGAGATCTCGCCGACGAACCGGTCCGCCCGCTTCCGGATCTTCGCGGTGCCGTTGACGGTCCATACCCGGCCCACGCTGTCGGTGACGCCGCTCGCGCCGTCGGCGAGGGCGCGGACGTCGAGGTCGGCGACGAGGGTCCCGTCGATCCCGGCCCTCACCTGCGCGCGGGTCACGGTCCCGATGACCGGCACGCGGGGCGGGGTGACGGTCGGGTCGCTGGGGCCGATCCGCAGGTCGCTGCTGCTGGTCGACTGGATGCTCGTCGTGACGGCGGCGGTCGTCACCGAGATCTGCGTCCACGGCCCGGCGAGGGCGTCGGCCTGGTAGAAGCGCACGGCCAGGCCGCCGGCGCCGTCATCGACATCGAGCGTGGCGCGCAGTGCGCCACCCCCGTACAGGCCCGCGGGCATGACCGCGCCCAGCGTGGCGCCGCCGGAGTCCCGCCACCCGAACTCGATCGAGCCCAGCCAGTAGCGCAGGACCCAGGCCCGCTCGGTGGCGGTGCTCGACCACTTGCCGATGAGCTGCTGGTTGCGGGCGGTGTCGGTCGTGTCCGCGTCCCACTCCACCCGTACGTCGATGTCCGAGGTGATGTTGAGGGCGGCGGAGTGCGGGGTGGACATGTACCCGGCCGGGTCCCCGTCGAGCGCCAGGTGCGCCGAGGCGGCGGGCACGTGCACGCGTACAGGCGTGTTGCGGCCGATCTTCCCGTACAGGTCCGAGAGCGGGTTGCCCGAACTGTAGCGGCCGGACACGGCCGGGTTGACCTTGCTGCGGCCGTTGTTGAAGGTCAGGGACAGTTTGCCGGGGTCGGTGCGGGCGCCCTCGTCGGGGCGCCCGCGCGTGATGGTCATCGGGGTGCGGGTGTAGACGTCGGCGGTGACGTCCTGCCACACCCCGCCCACCAACAGGTCGATCCGTACGTCCAGCACGGCCATGGGGAATGTCACCGGGGTGTCTCCTTCCTGGCCTACCGGCCGAACGCGGTCTGCACGTTGCCGCGGCCGTCGACCCGGACGGTCTTGCGGATCATGCGCGTGAAGTCCCCTTCGGCGCCCTTGAAGTCGAAGAGGACACGGACGACGCCGCCCGCCGCGCCGGCGCCCAGGACGGGCGCCATCCCGGCCGTGAGCGGGGCGGCCTGGACAGCCTGCGCGGCCAGCCCGTTCGTGCCGCCGATCTGGTCGAGCTGGGCATGCAGGGCGGGGAGCCCGTCGTCGATGCCCGCACGGAAGCCGTCGATCAGGGCGCGGCCGGAGTAGAGGGTGTAGCCGCGGCCGGCGAACGGGCCTTCCTTCGCGGGGGAGAAGGGGAAGAAGTCGCGGGCTGCGGAGACGACGCGGGAGGCGGCGTTCTTCACGGACGAGATCTTGGAGAGGATGCCGTTGATGAAGCCCTGGATCAGGGACATGCCCGAGTTCTTCAGCAGGCCGCCGAGGCTGCCGAGGGCGGAGGTGATCCGGCCGGGGATGCCGCGTACCCAGTTCAGCATCTCGGTGGCCTTGTTCACGGTGCCCGTCTTGATCGACGACCAGTGCTTGACGATCAGCCCCGGCAGGCTCCAGTTGAGCCACAGGCTGTAGATCCGGCCGGGCACGCCCTTGACCCATGTCACGGTGGCGTTCCACCACGAGACGGCAGTGTTCTTGATCGATGACCAGTGCTGGATCAGCAGCCCGATGAGGGTGAAGTTGAGGAAGGCGCTGATCATCATGTCCTTCGCCCAGACCAGCTTGCCGACGATCCAGGTCCAGGCGGCGAGGGTGAAGGACTTGATCTGGTCCCAGTAGACGACGATCCCGGCGACCAGGGCGGCGACGCCGAGGATGATCCAGCCGATGGGGCCCATTGCGATCAGCCACTGCGCGGCCATGACCGTCGCCCAGGCGATCGCCCGCGCTGCCATCAGGGCGAACTGCACGGCCGCCGTGGCACCCGCCCTGAGTACGGCGAGCGCCCAGGTCCCGATCGAGACGAGCGCCGAACCGGTCCACGCGGCGGCGGTCGTCACCCCGGACACGACCGCCCCGGCCGCGATCCTCGCGTACACGCCGAGGCCGACCGCGTTCATGCGGATCCAGCCGCCGACCACACCCCACGTTGAGGACGTCATCAGGGCGTGCGCGCCCGAGACGACGGAGGCGATCGCCGAGTAGGCGATCATCGCGCCCTTGACGACGAGCACCGTCACGGCCAGGCCCGCCAGCACGTAGGCGAGCGGTTCGACGACGGCTTTGTTGTCCATCGCGAACGCCACGAAGGCGCCGGTCACCTCGGTGAGCTGGCCCATGGCCTTGCGCTTGAACTCCTCCAGCGCCGTACCTGCGTTGTCCCGCAGCGCGTCCCCCGAGCGCTTCGACGCGCCCGCGAAGTCGTCCATGGCCCCGCCCGCCCCTTTCAGGGACTGGAGGAAGGCGGGGATGTCCTGGACGTTCATGTCCTCCAGCGGCGTACCGAACAGCGCGATGGCGGTGTTCGCCTGGGTCGCGGGGTCCTTGATGCCGAGGAGGCCGTCGATGATCTTCTGTGTGGCGCCCTGCGCCGAGGTGCCGCCCGCGAGGATGGCGTTCGCCATCGTGTGCGCGTCCAGCCCGATCGTCTTGTACGCGGCCTGGGAGTTCGCCGACATGTCCGTCGACAGGAGCGTGAACTCCTTGATCGCGTCCCCGGCTTTGTCGATCCCGAACGTCCCCTTCGCGGACGCCTCGACCAGGACTGAGAACGCCTCCTCGCCGCCGTAGCCGAGGGTGCGGAAGAACTGGGCGTACTCGTCGGAGGCGTCGAGGACGTCCTCGCGCAGGGACGCGGGCACCTTCTGCGAGGCGGCCGTGATCAGGTCGAACGCCTGCGTCGCGTTGGTCGCGAGGCCGGAGTTGATGAGCGTGCCGACGGACTGCACCGCCCGGTCGACCTCGATGTCGAAGGTCGACGCGAAGTTCAGGGCTTTCTGGGTGACGCCCTCCAGGTCGGTGCTGGAGGCGTTCGACATGCCCTTGATGGACGACATGACCGACCCGACGGCAGTGTTGACCTGTTCCATCGAGTCGCCGTACGCGTCCGCATACAGGCCGCCGGCGACCTTCCCGATCCGCTCCGACTCGGCCTGGGTGAGGCCGAGCTGGGCGGCGAGCTTGCTGTTGGCCTGGTCGATGCTGATGCTCTGCATCAGGCTCGCGCCGAGTGCGAGTCCCGCGCCCGCCCCGATCCCGGTGGCCGCCGCGTCGAAGCGTTCCCGCGCGCTCGACAGGCCCTGCGCGGTGCGGTCGCGTGCGACGAGGTTGAAGACCAGCGACGTGTCGCCCACCACTGCCCCCTGACGGTCGGGGGGCTAGCGGCCCCTTGCGTTTAGTTGTTCTGCTGCCCTGGTGTGGGCGTCCTCGTAGGCGTCGAGCCAGCCCAGCAGAGCGTCGGTCTCCTCGGCCGTGAGCCGTTCCCACTCCCAGGGCCGGACGTGCAGGAGGTGTGCGGCGTTGCCGAGCTGCCTCAGTCGGCGATCGGCGGACGGGCTTTTCCCTCTTCCTCCGGGTCGTCGAACGCCTCGGCGATCTGCTCGTCGATCCGGGCCAGCACCGCCGCCCGCATGTCGGCCGGGGCGCTGTCGGCGGCGGCCTCACGCATCTGGACCAGCTCGCCCCGGGAGTACGCCAGCTCCAGTTCGTCCCAGGCGAAGTCGACGTCGTCGAACTTCAGCGGCGGGTGCTCCCGCTTCAGGAGCGTGTACAGCAGGGCACGCCGGCACAGCGACGATCCCTCGACGACCTCCTTCGTGAACGCCGCCCAGTTGCGGCCGGTGAGCCGCTCGATGTTCTCCCGCTCCACGCTCATGATCTTGCGCGGGTTGTAGCGCCACCGCTTCGGCTCGCTGCTTCCCTCGGGGGTGTAGACCAGGAACACGCCTGTCTCCTATCCGGCCCGCTGCGCGATGCGGCGGGCCATGTTCTCCATGGCCGCCTCGACGGCCGCCCTGTACTGGCCCTCACGGCCCTCGAAGGCGCGGTCGAACCAGTCGACCTTGCCGTGCTGCTGCACCCACACCTCGCGGTTCCCGTACACCGGGTGCCGCCAGCCGCCCGCCCTGTTCAACCGCTTGGGGGCGTTGGGGAAGTTGCGGACGTTGCGCGTCTTGAACGCCTTCACCCGGGCCCCCGACCAGCGCCCGCCCAACTTCACCTCGGGGCGGATCTTCTTCGCGACAGACGACCGCAGCGCGGGGGATGTGGGCAGGCCCGCCGACGCGATCGACATCACGCTGCTCTTCGCTTCGGCGGCGCCGGGCTTGAGTGCATCGCGCATGTCCCGCGCGAGTTCCTTGCGGAGCTGCTTGCCGTCCTCCTCGGCGCGGATCGCCCGGGTGAGTGCGGCCAGGCCCTCGTGCGTCTCGATCCCGAGAGCGAACGGCGGCCCCCCGCCGGCCATCAGGTCGTCGCCCTCGTCACGGCCCCGGACGTGGGGTAGGAGACGCCGACGGTGGCCTCGTCCCCGACCGACCCTTCGATGGGGTTCCAGCCCTTGATCAGGATGTTCCCGGTGTACTTGGGGTTGGTGGTGCTGACGGCGCCCTGGTCGGCGCGGACCTCGAAGGGGACGACGGTCCCGAGCAGGGGCCACATGGTCGCGTCGAGCTGCGCGACGGCGAAGTCCTGGAGGAACTCGCACGCCAGCTCCGCGGACTTGAGGCCGCCGAGGAGTTCCTTCCACCCGGCGCTGGAGTAGGTGGTGACGTCCTTGTCCTCGACCTCGACCGACAGCTCGGCCTTCTTGGTGAAGGTGTTCAGGACGGTGCCGTTGATGCTGAGGTACTGGGCGAGCAAGACCATCTTGGGCATGACAGGGCCCCTTTCCAGGGCGTGAGGGGCGGCCCTGGAAAGGGCCGGATGGATGGTGAGGAGGAGCGGCTACCGGCCGATGCCGAGCGTGCCGACGAACAAGAAGCTGGGCGTGGTGCCAGTGATCGTCCACGCGAGCCGCCACCACGTGTCCGTGATCGCGGTCCCATCCGTGCGGAGGATCTGCCCGCCGGACGCGGTCGCCGGGGTGAAGGTGAGGCGGGTGGTCGGCGCCGCGAAGGTGTTGTCCGGCGCGGACTCGACGCGCGCGGTGAGGGACGGGGTGGTCCCGGCCGCCGAGAGGACGTGGAGGGCGGCGTGCAGGCGGCGGCCGGCGGGGACGGCGCCGAGCTGGAGCCCGGTGCCCGTGCCGGTCGCCGTACGGGCGAGGCCGGGCGGATGCGCGAACTGCCCGCGCACCAGCGGCGAGCTGCTCTTGCCGGTGCCGGTCCAGGGGGCGACCTCGCCGACCGCGTCGAACAGCTTGTAGTCCGAGCGCAGCGCGGCGAGGAGATAGGCCACATCCCCGACGGCCGCGCCGTTGTTGGCGCTGACCGACCAGGGGACGACCGTCCCGAGGTGGGCCCAGGACGCGTCGTCGACCCGGCTCGGGTCGCCCGCTTCCCACTGCCCCTCACCGGAGAGCTCGGCGGAGCCGAGGCCGCCGAGGATCTCCTTCCAGCCCTGCGAGGCGTAGTTGGTCGCGTCCTTGTCCTCGACCTCCGCACTCAGCTCGATCTTGTTCGAGGCGCTGGTGAGGTCGGCGCCGGCGGCGAACGTCCGCACGTTCAGCAGAACCGTCTTGCTCACGTCGGCTCCCCCTCGCCCTCGGCGGTCTTGCGGCGTCGGACACGCGGCTCGGCGGGCGCCTGGACGTCGTCGGCTTCCTCGGCGACCCCCGAGGCGATCAGGTGCGCGGCCTCAGCCGTCGGCAACTCGGCGGTTTCGCCCTCGGCGGGCCAGGGCTGGCCGTTGCGGGCGGCGCCCTCGGGCATCTGGACCAGCATGCGGATACGCACGTCAGCCCCCTTCTCCGATGACCTTGATCATCAGCTCGGCGCCGACGTACGTGGACCCGGCGTGCTCGTACCAGCGGTAGCCCTGCACGCGCATCACGTGCAGGTCGTGCGCGAGGCCACCGAGCGCGTACTCGCCGGGGCCTCCGCGCGCCACCTCGATCGCCTGCTTGAGGGAGGCGGGGCCGGAGCCCGACAGCATCGAGTCCAGGAGGCGCTGAGACGCCTGGTCGTCAGTGCGGCCCACCAGGATCTGGGTGGTGAAGACGACTTCGTCCAGGCCCCGATGCATGACCTTGTCGAAGTCCTGCTCGTACCCCGCGATGAAGAAGTGTGGGGCGATGGCCGCGTCGGGGACGTAGCCGGAGCAGGTGAGCTTCGGGATGCCGGCGGGGAGTTCGACCGCGCGGGCCGCTTCGGCGATTGCTTCGCGTACAGCGGAGATCTGCATGGGGTGCTCCTTCAGAACCCGGGGATGATGTACGGCTCGATCAAGTTCCACACGTCCGGGTCCCGGCGGGAGAGGTTGCGCGCTCCCCACTCGGCGTTGCCGATGATGCCCTCCGGGGAGTCCTTGCGCTTGAACAGGCGGGTGGCCTGGATCAGAGCCGCTTCGTGGATGTCGTCCGGGACGGACGGCCAGCCGAACCGGGCGGTCACGCGCAGGCGGGTCGTCGCCGTGCCCCAGGTGCCGAGCGTCCGCAGCAGACCCGTGATGGGGCGGCCGTCGGCGAGCGCGTTGTCCGGGCTGGTCTCGTAGCCGGTCACCGGCGACCACGATGCCCCGGCCCCCGTCTCGACGACGAGGCCCGCGATACTGCCGATGTCGTCGACGAGGAACAGGTCCCCGTCGCCCTGGCGGACGATCCGGCCGCGCGGGTTGAACACCCGCTGCACCGGGTCGGGGTCGAGCCAGAACCGGCGCCCGGTGACACGGTCGATTCCCCGCGAGGCGGAGGCCCGCGCACGGTTCAACGCGGCGTCCCGGGTGGCATCGTCGGACTCGATGGGGAACTGGCCCTTCAGTTCCTCCAGGGTGACGTACTCGTTGGCCACGTCACGCCTTGTCGGTGCCGCGCGTCTGGCGGCCCTTCGGCGGCGTGCTGCGCGCCTCCGCGCCCTCGTCGCCGCCCTCGGCCGGCGCGACGGCCTCGCCGTCGGGCGAGTAGCCGCGCAGCGCCAACTGCTCGTCGACCGCCGCGACGCGGTCCTCCTTGCCCTTGCGGCCGGCGTAGCCCGCGCGCTCACGCAGCAGGGCGGCGACCATCGGGTCCTCGGTTTTGGGGATGTCGGTCATGGCAGTTGCTCCCAGGGACGGGGTTGGACCGCGCGGGCCTGCCGGAGTCGAGGCGGGCCCGCGCGGCTGAGGGGATCAGGCGCCGGTGAACGTCGGCGTGACCAGGCCGGTGCCCGCGATCTTCCGGGCGTGCGGCTGACGCTGGAACGTGAAGGCGTAGTAGCCGTACACGACCATCTGCACGCCGAGGTTGGCCGCCTTCGGCTGCTCGGCGCGGATGTACACCGGGGCGTCCGGGTCCTCCCAGAGGTGGCATTCCTGCCGGTCCACCAGGTAGATCTCGTCCTCGTTGGTGCCCGCGCCGAGGTTCGTGGCGATGTTGTTGTCCACGATCACCGGAGTGCCGTTGGGCAGGATGCCGCGCACGCCGCGCCCGTACGCCTCGGCGTAGTTCGCGCCGAGAGTCTGCGCCACGACACCCGGCTGAGTGATCAGCGGGTACGAGGTGCCCATGGCGTTCTGCATCCAGTACCAGCGGCGCGAGTGCATGACCGCCAGGTTGTCGCCGGAGGCCATGTCAAGGAGCGCGGCCTCCATGCCGGCCAGGCCCTCGATGAGCTTCGGGTACAGCTCGGCGGTGGTCGGCGTGCCGTCGGTGTAGGCGACGGCGGTGGCCACGTTCGTCAGACCCACCGTGGCCACGTTCAGCATGGTGGTGTCCAGGCGGCTGCCGTAGGCGCGGAACAGGTCGTCGAGGATGACGTCCTCGACGCCGGCGCCCCGTTCGATGGACTGCCGGGACGCGGTCTGCTGCCCGGCCGCCGTGCGTACCGGGACGGACAGCTGGGTGTCGTCCATGTCCTGCTCGGCCACCGCGTCGTTCTGGTTCGCCTGGTTGTCGACGCTGGACCCGGTGGTGACCCGGGAGATCTCCACCGTCATTCCGGTCGGGGGCAGGATGTGCGGGCGGCACGCGTCGGCGAACGGCCGGTTGGTCCGTGCGAGCGGCGCGTACAGGTCGGTCAGGTACTGCGGGATGACAAGCCCGGCGAACGCCCCGGTGCCGACCGCGCGGATCTGCTGGCCGCGCTCGACCCGCTCTTCGTGCATGTGGCGGACCAGGCGGTCGCGCGCCTCGTAGTCGCCGAGGAACGCGGCCCGGACGTCGAACTGGAACTGCTGGCCGCGCTGGTCCTGGTCGGGCCGGTACGTGCGCTCGTCCTGCCCGACGCGGTACACCTGGTCGTAGGCCGGGGCCCGCCGGGCGCCGGGCACGGTGCGCGCCTGGAGGGCGGCGACCTCGTCCTCCCGGACCTGCTCGGCCTCCAGCGCGTCCAGAGCGTTCTGGCGGCGGGTGACCTCGGCGTCGGCCGCATCCCGGGTCGCGACCCGGGCGGTGACCGCTTCCTCGGTCAGGCTGTCGTCGGAGCGCAGCGCCATCAGCGCGTCCTGCTCCTGCTGTCGTGCGGTGATCGCCGTGTCCAGCGCGGTGCGCGCCTGGGCGATCAGCTCGGCGAGAGTCATCTCGTCGGTCCTCTCATGGTGGATTCCAGGCGCCCCGGTCCCAGACAGACGGCCGCCCGAGGCATCGCGCCGGGCGGTCTCGTGCGCACAGAGCGCAGGGCAGTACTCCCGCCGGTCGGCGGGAAGATCAAGGGGTCAGGCCCTGGCGATGCTCAGTTCGAGCAGCGCTCGGGCCCGGCTGTTCGCCGACGTCGCGGCGGGCTGGCGCACGGCCGCGCCCGTGTAGGGGTTCGCGCCGTAGCCGACGATCGCAACGTCGCCGCGGTGGATGTCGTACCGGTTGATCCGGTACTCGGTGTAGTCCGGACTCCACTGGCCCGACTCGATCCGGAACGCGAACGACATCTCGTCCACCAGCCCGGACCGCAGCTTCGGCGCGATGTACGCCACGTCGTGGTCGGCCGGGTCCAGGGCGGGCGCCCGCACGTCCAGGCCGTCGGCGGACTCGGTGAGGAACAGGGTGCCGGTCGTGGTGCGGGCCATCCGCCTCAGCTGGTCGTGGCCGAGGACGAGGGGGACGTCGAGGTCGGCGCGCGCGAGGGAGTCGGAGCCGGCGCCCTCGGTGACGATCTCGGTGTACGGGCCGAACATGTCCCACATCTCGTACGCCTGCTCGTACACCGAGGCCCGGCCGGTGAACTCCAGCAGGCCCCCGTCGGCGCCCGCCTCGCGGACCTGGACGCCGGACAGTGCGGCCCGCACGGCGGCGCGGGCGCCCGGGTGCTCGGCACACCGCCGCTGAGAGGGGCGGTCGGCGCGCTGGCGGATGTGCTGGGCTCGTTCGGCCGCGGCGGCGGCGAGCAGAGGGGTGGTCATGACGGTGCTCCCGGTACGGCGGTGGTGGGCTGGGCGGGCACGGACCGCGCGCCGAAGAGCCGGTCGAACTCGGCGAGCTGGTCCTCGGTGAACGGCGGCAGGTTGTCCAGCGCGCGGGCCTCGGACGGGGCGAGCGTCCGGTTGGTGATGCGGGCGCCGATCGTGCGGGCACGCGCCTCAGGGTCCATGCGCAGCAGCGCGTCCGTGTTCAGCTTCACGAACCTCGGGCCCGACACGAGCTTCCGGCTGAACGCGTCCTCCCGGCGGCCGACCGCAGGCCCCAGATTCATGATCAGGAACTGAAGGTTCCTCTGTGTCATCGACGCGTAGGTGACGCTGCTGCCCGACACGGCCACGTCGATCAGGTCACCCGGGACACCGAAGAACCGGGCGATGTCCCCGGCCCCGTACTGGCGTGCCTCCAGGAACGCCGACTGCGAGGCCACGGCCTGGATCGGCTTGTACTCCCAGTCGTTGCCGTGGACGAACAGCCCGGACTCGTCGACCGCCGCACGGAACTGCTCACGCGCGACCTGGGCGCCCGCCTTGTCCACGGTCTTCTGGTTGTTCTTCAGCTCGGCCAGCGGCACGGCCCCGGCGGCGAACCAGTCCCGCGCGAACTGCTGCGCGGACAGGGTCTCCTCGATCGTCCACGCCGCATACGCCACCGGGGACAGACCGAGAGGCGCACCTGCGACGGTGTACTGCTTCTCGTGCCACACCTCCCACGGCTCGTACTCCTTGCCCCCGATCACGAACTTCGTGATCGTCGGCCCGCTCCCGCGCACCGACACCGTGGACAGCTCGACGAGTTCGATCCGGCCGGGCAGGCCACGCCCGTCCGGGCCGATCACCCCGGTCCGCTCCGTGATGATCCCGAAGCAGTTCCCTGCCCGGTCCAGGTCGAACTGGGTGGAGTACATCCACTCCTTGATGCCGACCTCCAGCCCGCCCGGCGACACCAGCACGGGAGGCTTGGCCACCTCGACCTGAATGCCCTGCACGTACCGGTAGACGTCGATCGGGAACGCCGACACCAGATCCGCGCGCAGCCGCAGACACGCCCACACCGCCGCGTTCCTCAGCGCCGTGTCCTGGGTGACGTGCACCCGGCCCGAACGCCGTTCCCTCGCCCGCGTCAGCAGATCCTCGGCAGAGGTGATCTGCGCGTCCCGGGTGAACATCCTCTTCAGCGCCGACCCGACACCCACACCCGGCCCCCTCTCACGCGAACGAGTCCGCGATGTCGTAGTCCTCCAGGACGTGCGGGCCCCGGATCACCAGCGCCCAGCGGGCGAACACGGCAGCGCACAACGGGCTGATGTCGACGAGGGAGTTCGTGCGGTCCAGCGTCCACGCGTCCCCGTTGCGCCGGGTCCGCGCACCGTTCACGGCGGCCGTCAGCGGCACCTGGTCCAGGTGCGCCACAGCCTTCTGGTTCAAGGCGTCGGCGAACTGACCGCACGCCTCGGTGATGTCCCCCGACCGCATCACCGCCAAGTCCCCCCGCAGCGGGGCGTCCTTGTCCTTCGGCACGTCGATCCCGGCGGCGGTCAGGTCGTCGATCAGTGACGCCGCCGGCGACCCCGCGGCGACCGCGACCGCGACGGGTGTCCACAGCCTGTGGAGTTTCGCCACGGCTGGAACCACCCAGTCGGTACCGGGCCGGTGCGCGATCACCTCCAGGTGTACGCGCCCGTCCGGCCGCAGCGACGCGGCCGAGATCGCCGCCCGCTTCCTGTCCTGCGACACGTCGATCGCCAACGCCACCGACTCCGCCACCGGCCGACTCTCCGCGTCGATCAGGCCCGGCCACTTCGCCTTCGGCACGTTCGGGTCCGACGGCGGCGTCGGCTTCCGCGTCCGGTTCAGATACGCCCGGTCGAACTCGGCCGGGTCCAACTTCACCAGCTCTGCGGCGATGACCGCCTCGGTGATCGTGTGGCCGAGCGCGGGCAGCGTCGCGTACCAGGTCGCCGGATCGTCGCGCGGCATGTCATCCGGAGCGAACCACTCGAAGTAGCAGACCCCCGGCCACACACCGGTCTTCCACGCCTCTTCGATCAACGCCCGCCCGGCGGCCCGCTTCTTGTTCAGCCACACCGACTTGGTGGTACCGCCCGCCGACGCCCACCACAGCTGACCCATGTCCCGCGTCGACATCGCCGGAGAGAACGCCTGCTCCAACCGGTCGTCTTCGTGCTTGAACGCCTCGTCGATGATCCCAAGGTCCAAGGCGGGCCCGTGCCCTGCGGACTCGGTGTTCGCGGTGATGCCCATGCGGGAACGGGTCGCGGGCCACAGGATCTTCTCGTTGCCGTTCGACTTGCGGATACGTGCCCGCCGCGCCAGATCGGAGTCTGAGATCTTCTCCCAGAACTCGTCCTCCCAGCGCTGCCGCGCCATATTCCGGTCCTGCGCCGCATAGATGATGTTCTGCCTGCGCCACGCCAACGCCCGGTGAACCTGTAGCCCCAGGATCAGTTCCGTCTTGCCCTGCTGCCGCGACACCGACAGGCCGGCCTCACGGTGGACGAACACCCCGTTCTCGTCCACTTCCAGGGCGACATCTGTGACGTACTTCTGCCATGGCATCGGCGGGGCGCCGAGCTTCTCCATGACCTTCCACAGCTTCGGCCCGTACGACTTCCGCTCAGGGTTTCGAGGCGTGCCCCAGCGAGGCGGGCACGTCAGCCCGTACCGCTCGTACAGATCCTCAGCGAAGCTACTCGGGGGTGCCCAGGTCTCCGAGGTCGTCGTCATCGTCCGGCGCCCGTCCCTCCAGGATCTGGGCGAGCGTCTGCCGCAGCTCGCGAGCCAGCTGAGGAAGGAGCCGGTCGTCCTGGGCGACCGGCTCGCCGCACTGCTCGCACTCGGCGGTCCGCGCGGCATCGACCCGGCCGGCCAGCGCGTACGCCAGCTCCGTCAGCGACGGCTCGATACCGGCCAGGTCGCCGAGCTGCTCGACGTCGTTCCGGACGGCCGTCTCGACGGGGCCCATGACGCCCCCTTCCAAGATCATCCGGACGTCACCGGCCCGGGGGGAGAAAAATGAAAGCTGGGCGCGGGGTTGCGATATGTCCGATTTCTAAAAATCCCGGGAGATCCCGAGCTGAACGGACCGGATCACGCTTCTGACCTGTGGTTTTGTCGTGAGGTCATGACGGAGTGGTGCGGTGTGCCGTGGTCGTTGAGGAGTTGCTCGCCGGTGGGCATCTGGTCTTGGGGTATCCAGCCGGTGCTGTAGCCGCAGTTGCAGAGCAGGTGGACGAGGCCGCTGCTCTGTGTCTCCCACCATTGGGCGTCTTCGCTGGGGCGGCGCAGGGCCTGCTTGAAGATGTGGAGTTCGTGCGTCGCGGTCCAGGGGTGGGGCATCGCGGTCTCCTTACGGTCCGGCGAACCAGTCGACGCTGGTGACGAGTTGGACGACGTCGGCGAGGGGACGGTCGCTCTTCTCGGAGTTACAGCTCCTGAGACATGTGGGGCAGCGGTTGACGCCGTGGATGGGGGCGAGGTTGTCGGGGTCGAGGCGTGCGCCGCCTTTGGCGACGGGGCGGATGTGGTCGACGGCGTCGGCGTGGCCGTGGCCGCAGACGATGCAGATGTCGGAGGCGGCGAGGATGCGGGCGCGGAGTTGCCGGAACTCGTACGAGGTGAGTTCGCTGCGGTCGGTGGCCATGGTCGCCCCCCGCTCTGGGCGTGACGAAGCCCCAGGGGCTCGGGGCCGCTCTGGGGCTTTGTGGGTGTCTGTGGTGCCTGTGTGCGGGCACAGTTGTACACCGCGATCGTCACACAGTGTCTGACCTGCGGTCAAGCGGCGGCGCGTTCGGCGCGTTTGGCGGCAATGGCAGCGACATCTGCGGCCTCGTACCAAGGGTGGCGCTCGGTCCCGCCGGCGCGGGTGAGCTGGCCGCGGTAGACGAGGTTGCGGAGGGCGCCGGCAGTGATGCCGAGGGCGCGCTGTGTGTCGCGTGCGGTGAGGTAGCCGGGTGGGGCGAGCGGGTCGTTCATGGGCCCATGATGCGTGAGAGCCCCACCGCGTCGGGAGCGGTGGGGCTGGTCTCGGGTGGGGTCAGTGGCCGCAGTCCTTGGTCCACCAGCCGCACGTGGCGCAGTACTCGTAGAAGCGGGTGAGGAGTCGGACGATCATCCGTCGGTCGCCTCCTTGGCGATGTGGATGTGGGTGTAGTTGGGGCGGTCGGGCGGGGCGCTGGTGTAGATCGACATCCCCTTCTGGCCTTCGAGAGGGGTCACGCCGAGAAGCGTGTGACCTGCGCATTCGCGGCAGGTTGGGCGCCCCTTCTGCGGTGGGGGAGTGGCGGACGAATCGGACATGCGGCGGGCTGAGCGCCACAGTGCCG